GAGCGGGCGCGTACTTGTTACCCTGCTCGCCGAGTGACCCGCGTCCGGTAATGGTATTGATGTACTTAGCCTGTGATTTGAGCGCGGTATCGAGATCTTTACCCTTCAGTCCCATATCGCGCAACGCTTGTGCCTGCTGCTCGAAGATGCGCATCCGCTGAGAGTCGAGGAAGGAGACGAAGGTCCGTTCGGAGAAGTCCTTAACAACTTTCACAGCACGGAGAGGATTGGCCCGGCCTTTGGCGAGCGTGTCGATAGCACTGGAACCGAGATAGCCCTCCTCACGACGGTTCAGGTGCGGGTCGTCGCGGTCTATCCCAGTGAACTCCACCCCGGAGCGCTTAGCGAGATCGAAGTCGGGACTGGACTTGATCGCATTCTCGACGTTGGCGAAGCCGTGCTCGGTAAACGCTGTCAGCATGTCGCGAGCAGCGCGAGTGGAAAGGACTGGATGTTGCACGAAGCCGATACCACCCTGACGAAGAAGTGCGGATACATCACCCATGCTGAGCAGGGTTTTCGGAATATTGCCGACGCCGATGGCAGTGTCGATCAGCTTGCCACCGACGGAACGAGTCGCACGATAGCGCATCTTCGCATACTCGGCTTTGAGCGCTTCGACCTCTTTGGCGCGAGCAAGAGTCTCTCTCGTGTAGAGAGGCTTAGCCCGGGGAGAGGGGTCGCTAAAGTTACCAGTGGCGATGCGTTGGCGATAGTCGTTGAGTTGCTTATTAAGTTGCTTCTGTCGCACTTTATCCCAACGGGAGAGCGCAGTGTCTGGTTCGTTAATAGTAGCGCGGAGCACTTCGGTAACGTCGTCTCTGGTCCAGCCATGCGCCTTTACTGTCTCGTAAAGTTCAGTAATCAACTTCTCGGTCGAATTGATCCCGGCCTTAATACGATTCTTCGCCATGCGCGCGAGGAGGGGAGTGATCTTACCTTCAGGATCGAGTCCGGCGAATCCACTCGATTGCACGTTTCGTGCTTCCGCCCGAGCCTGAGCGAATTGAGATTTAAGTTGCGCGTACTCAGCGTCGAGAGCCTCCTTCGTCTCGGAGCGCTTACGTTGACGACTGACGTGATCAATCTGTTTTTGGAATTCGGACTGGAGTGCACGCTGTTCAGCTTCGAGAGCGCGTTGTTCCGCAGCTTGCAATTTGCGGCTGAGTTCCTCGATACGCGCATTCTCCTGCTCCGTCAGCGGCGCACCTTTGTCGGCTTTCAATCTCGCTTTCATTGCTACGAGAGAGAAGTCTTGATCGATGGCCTGCTGACGTGCAACACCGGCGCGACCCCACTCAGTGCCAGCTTTACGCGTGGCTTGACTGAGACGATCGAACTCCTCAGTGAGTGAATCGAGTTCGAGGCGTTGGGACTGGAGCTTAGTCGGATCAGTCGTCGCGTCGATCTCACGCAGGAGTTCACTTGTGCGATTCTTAATCTCCTGCGCGCGGAGACGAAGCTGCGCAGTTTCAACATCGGTGAAGTTGCGATCTGAGTTGAGCGCTTCGTTGACGAGTTGATCGACCTTGCGCGGGTCTTTCGCATTCGCCGCAAGCGCGCGTTGGTGGACTTCAGTAGCACGACGGGGTTCGGCTTGAGCGAGTTCAGGGAGATCGAGAGCGGCGCGATCCGCGGACAGGGAAGCGTTCTTGACTGCGGTAGGAGCAGGATTGAAAGTTGATTCTGAAAGAGACTCCGTACGGGTCCTCTCACCTGTCTTCGCACGCGGCACCCACGCCTCCACCGTCTTCTCCCCGCGCCTGTAAGCCTGATCTGCGCGGTGAAAGCCGTCTATAACGTTGAGATCTTCTTTAACTACTATTGGCCCTGCTGCTACCGGATCTGAATGAGGTTCCCTTAACTGCGCGGCCTCGGAAAAGGGACGATCGTGATCCTTCAGATCCGACAACTTGACATCGCGTAGCTCAAAAACGTCATCCGGCTTGACACCGTTCTGTTCAAAGTCTTTCCGCAGGGCGTCATCTGCGGATTCCAGTAGATCCTGCCCTCGAATCTGACCGCGGGCTTTCCATTCAGTTGTCAGTTGTTCCTGTGCAGTACGTAAATCGGCCAGCAGGTTTTGATGGCGTTCGCTGACTTGTTTAAATTCAGGACTGTCTTCCCGTGTCCGGGCTATCTCAAGATAGGCTTGTTCGGCCTGAGTACTGAGACTGCGGACACGCTGCGAAAGAGAAGAAGACCCCGCACGGTCTTCCTTCTCCGCTATTGACGAAGTTTCAGGTGTTTGTGCTTCGGTGGCTACTTGACGAGTAGTTGCACCTTGTTCTCCTTTCTGTGGCTCGAGATAGGATTCAATGTCGGGTTTAGCTTCAGGTCCACGAATCGGTACGGCACGCTGATTTCCTGCGCCCGTCATCGAACTACGCTTGATTACGTGCTCGCTGCCATCTGCGGCGACGACTCTCACACGGCCCTTGCCGACGCGCTTCTGATTTGGGGATTCCGTTACTTCGCCGTAGTCGCGGTGGTAGAAACGGGCAGGTTCCACTTCTCTGACTGTCGCTGGCTGGTTAGATACGTCACTCCGCGCAGTCGTCTCGCCAGCCTGTACGGGTCGGTCTTTAGGTACGCCGCTAACGCTTTCATTCCCCACGAGAGAGGCTTCGGCTGCTGTCCCTGACTCAATCGCCTCACGTTGCGCCAGTGCATTCGACTGAACTTTGCTCTGTGGCTCATCCAAGTACTCCTCAGTTGCCGGGTTTTGTTGCTGGTTGAAGTAACGTTCCGCAAACTGTCGATGGGCTTCGCTTAGAACGGATATATTACCGCCTTCTAACCATGCCTTGGTTGCTCTTTTGACCGCTTCGTCTGCGTCCATCGCACGCCGGAACGCATTCTGTTCAGTCTCTGGCAGCGAGCGTTCATAAGCAAGCATGTCGGCTACGGATTGAAATCGGGGACTAGGGCGCGCTTCTTGCGCCTTATCCTGACTCTCCTTTAACCGTACCTGTTTCGGATCTAGCACGGCATAAGTTTTTGTAGCCTGTGGACCGCCTTCATCTCGCTCAATAATAACGCTGTCGTATCCCTTGTCCCTGAGTAATTGCGTCAGCCGGGCACGAGCCGCAGTAGCGTCGTTAATTAGCTGTTGATACTCACTCTCGGCACGCTGTTTCACTACGGGGTCTGTCGAGGACATGTCGCGATACAATCGCATGCGCTCATCATTCGTGTACCTTGCTACCTTGTTCTGAAGCTTTGCGTATTCGCTGTCCTTACGGCCCCAGTTCACTAAATCCTCGCGCTTATCTACCCGCAGCGGAGATTCCATGTTTAGGTTAGCGCGGAGTCGCGCAAACTCTACATTGTCCGCAAATGGGCTTTTAGACTCCGAGGTAAAGAAAACTGCGTCAGGAACACCCTCGTCAGAGAGGCGAGCACGGCCCTTACCGAGATCAAAGCCGGACTGTCGAATCGCGCTCTCGGCATCCTTAGTAGTGAAGTGGTAAAGATCGAGAGGTTGGCCTTGATCGTCAACTGCCAGACGTTCTGGCGTAGGTGGTTTAGCTTGTCGGGGGCCACCCTGTCCTTCTTCCGAAGCAAAGGTTCCATTCCTGACGCTTTCGCGTAACGCTTCCGGCGTAGTCTCCAATCTCTGCCCACCACGTTCAATCACTACCTGTCGGCCGTTGTTACTGATTACAGTTGCAGGCTCACCCGTTGTCTTCCATTGCGGATTACGCCAGCGCGAGCCGACGGGAAACTCTGACCGCACTTCAGTCAGCGAACGAGATTGCGCTGGCTCACCCAGACCCGCGAATACCGCATTTGTCAGACCTGACGAGATCGCCTGTTGCGGGGTTGCGCCTGCCGCGAGGTTGATCCCTGTAGTCACGCCACCTACGGTCGCACCTTTGGTCACAGCCCGTGCCAGTGAATTTCGTAGTCGAGACGGAACCGGAGCTTCGAAAGCCAGTCCTGTAGCCAGACCATGGCCGGTAGCCTTCATGATGTTCTCAGCGTTTTCGCCGCGTCCAAGGGCACGAATACCGCCGCCAGCCCCGAACGTACCGATCGGGGGAGCACCGGCCATTATCGCCGCAAGCTCGGGAGTAGAGGCGATAAATCCCGCGGTCGCATCCTGAATCGTGCGACTGACAACGTTTCTATCTGCCCCTTCTGCTACCGCTGCGCGGGTCATTGCTTCGGCGTGTTTACGGAGAGCGTCGAGTCGCTGGTTCGCCGCCTGAGGGTCACGCGTCAACGGGGCAAATAATTTGCCAATGCCGACACCAAACTCCCCTACTCCCGCACCGCCTCGTGACAGTGTCTCGGTGAGCCATTGCGGCAATCCCTGTTTACGAATATCGTCACGATAAGCTTCAGTAAGACGCTGGATTTCAGGCTCGTCCTGTTGCCGCTGGATCTCGGCAGCACGTTCTGTCGAAGCGCGCCCTGCTGCCCGTCGAGCCTGATCTGCGGTTAGTCTCCCTTCGCGAATTTTACTCAGGATTGGGTTTTGGTTGCGCTGTTCCTGCTGTAAACGCATTACTCGCTCTACTTCGGGATCGTCCAGACGATGCAGTCCTCCCATTCCGGTACGTTGCGCCGCTTCTTTCGCCGCTACCCGTTGAGCGCGATCCTCGGTAAAAGTTAGAGACGGTTCCGAGACGGGCTTCAGGAGATTAACGATCGTATCGGAGATAGAGGGTTCAGCAGGACGTTGAGACTGACGCGTAGCCTGACGCTGTAGTCGCTTCGTGGCTCGATTCGTACTTGCAGTGAGCGCGTCCAGAGCATCGGTAATCGACGGGACAGACTGTGCCGGGGCGGGGGAAGTAGCGGATTGTGTTCGCCGTGGAGTAGCTGGCGGGGTCTGTCCCGGAGATGGATCGAGATAGGAATCGAGATCGTCGCTCGGTTTCTGCGACGACTGACGTTGGCCCAAACGGGCATTAATCGACTTCACGTAGTTTTGAGTTTCTCGATACGGGGGGACGCGATTGCCAGACTTTTCAACCGCGCCTTCGCCTGCGTTGTAGCCAGCAAGGACAAGATCGCGGTTGCCCTTGAATTTGTCGTTGAGGAATTTGAGGTAATCAGTTGTTCCTCTCAAATTTTCATCAGGATCATTCACGTCCCTTACACCGAATCTGCGCGCCGTCGCTGGCATCAACTGGCCCAGACCTTTCGCACCCTTCGGCGAGACTGCGCGAGGATTCCCGCCTGATTCTTGTCCGACTACTGCGCGAACCAGTTCAGGATCGAGCCCGGTGCGTTGCGCATGCTTCTGGATTAGATCGTCGTAGTTGGGGCGACGAGCACGGGGGACGGGATCGAGATAGGCGTCGAGATCGTCAGGCGACATGTGCTATATTCGCAATGCTCCGGCAGCTTCCTCCTTCGGGTAATCTAGTCAAGGAGCGGTGACTGAGATCAGGCGGAACGCTCAGACAGCAGGACAGTGGATAACGCTTCCACGTAAAAAATTAGGCCGTGCCGCTTTACAAATAATCACTGCACTCTCACTCCCTGCGCTTCAACCTGCTTGCGTGCTTCATCCTCACTAATCCCCTTGTCCTTTGCGTACCGTGCGAGATTCGCCGTACTCATAGTACGACCGGCATAGGGTTGCGCGGTAGACGGGGATGTCGATCCTGCGTTCTCCGTCATCTTCCGCTGCGCGTCTCGCTTCTTATCTCCAAAGGACTGGTAGATCGTATTGAGCCGCTTCGCCTCGTCTTCCATCTGACGATAAACGTCCACGTCGTCGAGACTCATCGAAGGATGATCTTTGCGGAACTTCTCCATCGCAGCGTAGGCAGCGTTTTTCTCCGCTCCGGCTTTCTTCTCGTCTTCGACGAGTTGATCGTATTCAGCCTGAGCTGCTGAGCGCTTCGATTCACGCTCGCCGACTTGTCCGTAGTAGCTGAGCGCCTGTCCGGGAGTGACCCTGAGCGTTCGTCCGTTAACTTCAACTTCAACAACCTCGCCAGACGCGTTCTTCGACTTCACCTTGACGGGATTGCCACTGCGGTCTTTGACGCGCTCAGCCGTACCTCCCTGTACGGTGATTAAGTAGCCGTCAGCGTCGGATTCATAGTGCGGCGAGCCGGATGCAGGACGTTTGGCGAGATCTGAGATAACGGGTTTGTTATTCGGCCCAACGACATCGGTGATTGCACCAGTGCGAGGATCGACACGCACGCGAATCTCCGTCCCGGCTTCGATTCCCGGATACTCGCCCTCGCTCACAACGCGCGTGGACATCTGGCCCATGCGAGGGCCACGGATTTCGTTCTGCGCGGCTTCCAGTTTTAGTCCTCGTGCCAGATCGTCATCGAGTTGCGAGAGTTCAAACTTGCGCATTTGCTTGGCTGAAGAGCGGGGTGAGATTGCCCCGGTGAGCCCGCCGCCGATTGCCCGACCGAGCGAATAGAGTTTATGACTGGGATCGTACTGCGAGGCCGCAAGCGCGACACCTTCGCCGAGTCCTTTGAGTCGTCCGGTCTTTTCAGGCGGGAGGATTTCACCTGAATCGGTGACTCTCGATTCAGGATCGGCTTCTTCCAGCGCGCGCCGACGTTGCATGAGTCGATCCACGCCAGTCAGACCCGCAGTGGAGTAGCCGATGCGTGGGGTAGTTGGCGGTGCGGCAGGCTGACTTGGCTGCGGTGGCTCAATTCCGCCGACATTGATATTCGGCTGAGTTGGCTGCGGGAGAGCGAGTCCGGCATTGGGCGGGACTGCGACCATTGGACGCCTCGCCAGTCGCGCTACCAGATCATTCGGAGACTCACCGCTTGGCAGACGCTCGTCCATCGGCTGGCGTCCAAACTTGAATGGGGAGATGTTTACGTCACTACCGGACTGCCCAATGCGATACAATCCCGGACGTGACTTGCCGTAGTCTTCGCCAATTGCGATCCCCTCCAGACCACGGGGAATGTCGATGTGCGGGATATTGCGCAGAGTCTGGGCCAGCGGCGCGTTGGGATCAGAGCGTGAGGGCTGGAGTCCGCGATTAAGCGCTTCCTGCATCAAACGGCGTCTGCGAATGTCGTCTTCAGGCAGCATTGACGCAGTCTATCACGGAATTGTTGCGAGCTAGTAAGAATTCAGTGCAACGGCAACGCCCCGAGCAGCGCGTAGAGAATGACGACGACAACGATCACTACGAGCAGGACTTGGATGACCGTGACGACTGGCGCGGGGATGCCAAATGCAGCGCTGAGTTTACCGACGGCCCAGAAGATGAGGCCACAGATAATCAGGGTGACGACGAGCCAGATTAGCAGGGTGATTAGGCCACCAGCGGCAAAGGGAGCGAGTAGTAGGATCATTTCGTGTCCTCCTGAACGGGGATTGTAGCACGGGCGGCGAGAAGCGCACGGCAAGCAAAGTGTAACTCATCATCTTCGGGCCAAGTGCTTAACCGTCGAAGGTAAACACTGTCGCATGCCAACGCCGCCTCCACCACCCTTCGTTCCAGTTCCCGCAGTGAGACTTCGTTCTCGTCGTCGATGATTTCAATTACCATTGGGTGCTCCTGAATTAATTGCGGCTAGAGCCGCGCGGCAGATTGCTTCGGGCAATGAATTAGCCTCGGCATTCCTACTCGATTTCGCCGTACCTTTGCAGAACGACGCATAAGGCAACTTTCCTTCGTACCAAGTACAAGCAAATGACCAACCCTGCTCCCGCATCTTCTCGACCACCTGCATTGCAGCTTCAATGGATTTGCTATACTTCGGCGCGGCGGTGTCATCGTTGAATTGATCGTCTTGAGGTCCATCGACCTCGGCCAACGTCCAATTCAGTCTACGCCATGTTTCCGCTGTTTCTGGCGACATGAACTGGTCGCGCTCAACTCCGTTGGCTCCAGCGCAATGAAACCAGCGAAACCCAAAGACGCGCTTTGCAACTTCACACTCAAGTTCTCTTCCACTTGGTTCTTTATCTACCATCTAATCCTCCCACTATAATCCCATATGGACCACCCGTGTTGGACTGATTACCAACCAGCGTCAACGTCTGGCCGAGACACACGCTCTCGCGTCAGGTGGTCCATATCGGTTGCGCGGGGCCAGTTTCCTTCCTCTCCGACTGTTAGGCCACGTCACGGTCACGGGTGGTTTACCTCGCTAGCCGTTCCTAGCAACCCATCGCAGACTCGCTGCGTCGCCCGCACAAACTCAACTCAATTATTCACCGGCTCACAACCATTATTACGCATGCACCGGATCACGTACAACGCCGAGGACCAAGTACAGTCCGAAGGGGTGCCGCCACTGACAATGCACATGTCGTAAACCATGTCTCCCATGTCGCGGCAGACCTGTGAGACGGTATTGCAGTCAACAGTAACGGCGTTCACCGGCGGCGGTGCGGGAATCAGCAACGAACAACAGACAAAGGAGAGTGACGGGATTAGCAGTAAACGACGTGTTAGTTTCATTTTCGAGAGGTTCTCCCGCGGTGATTTTGTTAGATCCGAGGGAGAATATCTTATCGTGTCTGTACGCTGGAAGACAAAGAGAGTGCTTCTCTCACTTTCCCGTCAGTAGAGCCGCTACGCCGATGAATACCAGCAGCAATGCGATTAGCGATGCGATCAGATAGTCGAGCTTGTCATCTCTCATCGGTTTAGTTTTTGTTCCAGTTGGCCCACGCGACGCTGGAGATCACGAATATAGTCGGCCTGCGTGTTAGTCTTGGCTATGAAGTGCCCCGCACTGATGCCTAATGTCGCTGCCAGTACAAACGCAAACATGAGCAGGTATCCCACTAGACTGTCGTCGGACCGCTGTTCACTTATTCGCTGGACTCCCCGACGGTACCAGACCTCGTTATTTTACCCGCTCTAGCCAGTTCTTCCATGTCGTGGTCACTAACATCGTATTTCTTTCTAAACTGCTCAAGACGATTAGGAAACTCAAACATTTGAGCTATTCGGTTCCGGTTGTGCTGCTCGATAGTTGCGGTAGCCGCCACTTCTTCATGCCCGTCTTTGTTTATACGATGAATCTCAATAACGCGACGATCGTGTTCGCCTTCATAGACGTAAACACTGACGCCCGCTTCATTGGCCCAAACCATGTTAAGGGCTTTGCGTCCGTTCATTTCACCCCCCGCTCCTGCCGCTGCCCGTTGGTCGTCTCCGCACGCAACAGCCACATCAATACTTTCGTCAGCGTGGCCCCATCGGGATCGCGTCCCTGCTCCAGCCGCATCAGCGTCGCCGCACCGATGCCAATCTCCTTGCCGATATCGCGCAGGCTGAGTTCGGAAGTTACGCGATACTTACGGATTACTTTTCCCAGCTTCATGAGCGGAACAATACCTTGACTCATGAAACAATGTCAAGTAGAATCTGCGACATGAGTGCGTCTATCTACTATCGGCCAACAAGTGATCGGAAATATCTAAAGAGCGCGAGGTCACCATCACTGTTTATCGAGGCTATGAAAACAATGTTTGGAGAGCCACCGTGGAAACTGACCGGCAACGACATCGGTAAACTTCAAGGAATGGCAGCGGTTCACGAACATAGTATCGGCAGCGGTCCCAGTAATCCCTACGCCGACCTTGCCGAGAAAGTGGACACACATGACGAGATTGAAGTTTGGCCTGAATGGTAGTCAGTGGGTAGGTTCAGTTAGGCCAAACTGCGAGGGATCACTAAAATAAAATCAACCATGGAGGATGAGTGATGAGTACGAACATGAATCAAGTATCAGAGAGATACGCCGACACCGTAAGTTCGACCAGTCCCGCACGCCAAGCCCAGATCCCTGAAGCTTTCGACGTGCTGGAAAAGTCAGTTGTGGCTCACGAGGAGTTATGCGCAGAGATGGAAAAGCGTTTGAACGGAGTCCTGCGCAACGAGCCAGAGGCAGCGGAAGGTGGCACGACGAATGACCCAAAACGCACAGTAGTAGGAGTAGCGTCCCGAATCAACGGCACAAGTGATCGACTACACTCAATTGCGAACAGGTTGAATTCAATTCTGCGGAGATTGGAGTTGTAAGCGATGAGCGAAATCAACTATGACGGACTCGCAGAACCGGGGTGGCGCGGCTCGCAGTGGATCGAGGGAAAGAACGGCTACGCCCATTGGGAAAAGTTAACACCGACCCAGCAAGACTACTTAAAGAAAACCTATGCCGCTCAATCACCGCAAGAGAAGGTGTACTTACGCGACGTGGTAATCGCCGCTATCGACGCGTATCAATCGGCGATATTGCTATGAATTCCGGTTCAATGAACGAGAATCTTCTCCTTCAATGGCCCCTCTACCTCGTCATCGAAGACTGCTTCGTGCCTCGTACCGCGGCTCCCCTGCTGCAAGGGTTACGAAATCTCGACGAGGAAGCAGGACGGGTGACGGTAAAGCTGTGGGCGCTGGAGGCGGAGAGTGGACTAGCGCGACAAGTCAACTGAAATGGCACTTCCTTTCAAAGTGTTTGACTATGAGCAGTACGAAGACGGATGGGCCTACTGCCTACGATGTCAATGGTGGGTGCCGACAGACGGGCCATTCACTGGTGGCCTCGATCCGCACATTGAAAATCATCTAGTCGCATGGTCGTTAATGACGAAGATCCAGAGAGAACAGCACGGCAGTCGACCGAAGAAAGAGAGAAGTTAAAATGGGCTGGTGTAGCGCAACGGTAATCTTTGATCAGATCGCGGAAGTTGTTCTCAATGATAAACCGATTAATAAACGAGCCGTATTAAAGACCGTTATCAGGGCACTTGAGGACGGTGATTGGGACTGTCAATCGGATAGCGCGTACCGGGAACATCCATTAGTACGGGAACTCATGCAAGAAATACATCCGCACTGGTTTGAGGACGACAAGTGATTCGCCTCGACAGTCGAAGGGGAGGGGTAACAGGAGATGACTGAGCGTGATTACTTTGAGCAAGGATTAGAAGACGTGCTCGAAGTTCAGCGGCGCTTCAATGAGTTAGACCGTCTAATGTGGCGACAGGTGCAACTCAACGCCAGCGAAGATCCGTTCGAGAGAATTCGTCAAATTACCGAGGCACAAGTGGAATTCAGGAGACAGGTAGATAAACTACTCGACCGAGATCTATAAGTGATCAGCTACAACCCTGACCCCACTTCCAATCGTACCGGACACTACGTGCTCTCCTACTCCTCCCTGCGCGAAGACTATTTACGCTACTCGCACATGTCGGACGAGGAGTTCAGCGCAAATCTGCTCCCTATCTTGCACTTTGCCTGCGTTACCTGCTGGCTGAAGGAGAAGCAAACGCAATGGCTCCTCTCGGATACTGGATTGATTCACGAACTGGTCCATTTGCTGCTCGCGCAGAGTGATCCCACTTTCACTACTGATACGAAGCTGTCGCGAGTGAGAGAGATGTTCAACGAGGAGTGCTGTTTGGTCTAAGGGAAAACTAATGACAGGCGAAACCGTCAATAGAGAAATCGTCGAGCAAATCGGGTCTGGCGCTGAACGAGTCACCGTGCGCTATCGCGTCTTTCGACACCACGTCGAATTCTTTGTCGCTGAGATCATCGGCCGGGAAGCGAACGATGAGAGTAAGATTCTATATCCGATCAAGAATGCCCAATCGTTGCCGGGAGACTCAACTACCGGCTTCGACGAAGCCGAACGCTATCTCGAAGGCTCTGTTAAATGGGACGGCTGTGCGCATTATTATTTCGGCGACGATGATGCTTACCTGCACGTTTGCGGAGTTGCGCCAGCAAAATTACTGGCAACCGTTATCAACACTGTTCATCGTCGTTGTGGCGAGTTATTAAAGGAGCAAGGATGCGAGGTGCTGGAGGGAGAGTTTGCGTTCTAAGGCTCTACAGACGTACGCATCGAGTCCCGTTCCACTCCCGCCCCGTCGTTATCTCGGGCGACCACCTTTGTGAGTGAGAGTGAAAGTACCCCCGCCCCCTTGCGAATGTTTACCTCTAGCAGTCATCGCTATACGCAACTGAGTATAGGTGTCGCATGTAGTAGCTATTCGTATGCGACACTCGCCGGTAGCTGTCACCATCGACAGTCGTTGTCATACCTAACCCATCTCACCTATACCCCCGCTAGATGTATAGTCGTCAGGTACGATCAGTGTCGGGAACCAATTACGCGCAATCCACGTCTCACCATCCGATGAGCGGATTTGAGGGCGAGTCGAGATACCAGCCAAGTTGATCAGGAGCCATCGGCGGGAAAGTAATCAGCGTCAACGTGCGCGAGTACTCGTCGTAGTCATTCATGGTCCATTCTCACTGTTGCGAGTACTAATCACCTCAGCTTCGATTACTTGCGACGATTGCGACAACTCGTCACCACTCTCACCTGAACCTAGTAACGCACTCTCACTTGCGCGATGAGCGAGGACTGCATCTCGGACTACGCCGAGCATGGAGGTAAGGAGAGTGGCCAGTTGCGCCGGATCAGCTTGAGTTTCAATCTCAGCCCGCTCAGACCACAATCGATGGAATTTGCCGAGCTTATCAAGTGCCGCTTGGGGATCGTGGATCTCGAACTCCTGCTCAATCACCGGCTGAAGATTACCATCGGCGTCTTTCTCGTAACGCTTCTTAATCTTCAGCTTCTTCAGTAATCGCTTATTTCTCGCGGCTTTGAATGAGAATTCACCGTCAGGAGTGAGTACGTCAGTAAGATCGGCGCGTGCGTGTCGCGTGAGGGTTTCTAGTACTTCTGAGGGTGATGCAACGCTAATACCCAGTCTGCGCTGGACCTCTTCACGTATCTTACGCGTTCTTAAGAGTTGTGATGCCCGAATAGCAGCAATCTCCAGCGTTGAACCGTAACCTGCTGCAAATGCTGACTTTGCACCGTTGCCTGTGAGTTGTGGATCGTTCCCGGTAAAGTTAGCAACGAACTGATTCTGTTTCGAGGTTAGGCCACCAAATAAAATTGGGGCACGAGACGTGGAATTGAATTGTGTTAGCTCAGTGCTCACTCAGCCGGGAATTATCGCACGAATTGCACAAATCAGGGCAAAAACTATCATCGCATTACGCCAGAGGTTGTAGGTGGTGGTGATCATTGCGATTCTCCGTGTTTAGTCTTCCGTTGAAATCGTCGCCCCGGCCCAAAGTCGCCATCCGTCACCAGAAACGGCCACGGCTGAATACTATTGCGTTGACGATAGCAAACTATCACATAACCATGCCATGCTACGCCGACATAATACTCGCGCCCTTCGGTGTCGTACCAATCACCGGAAAGATCACGCCCGTCGAGCGTGATTGTGTTGACTACGGGCTCAGCTTTACGTCGAGCAGTGCTCATCAACTATCCACCCTCCTCTTCGGCACTGCTTTTGCGGGATACGTATAGTGATGGTGCTGTTTCTCACCTGATGCTGGAAATATCATTCCCTCACCCCTTTCGCTTCGGTCTGCGTACTTACTCGGTTACAAGCAAGTCACTCGGTTTACATTGCAGTAGATTGCAAAGTTTCGCCAGTGTCGTCAAATCAATTCGACTAGGCTCACGTACCAATCTGTAGGCCGTGCGCTTCACAAAGCCATGCTCAATCAGCCAACGCACATTAGCATACTCCGGCAATCTCAAGCGTATACTATTTGGTGCGGTAGTGATACTATTTGGTGTACTTAGTGAAACTGTTGACTTGTTTGGTTTTACGCTCATTTATGCTGATTGTCTGTCAACTTGACTATCCGATTTCGTGTAGTACTGATTCTTACCTGATTGCTACTTTCGTTGATTCTAAAGAACTTAGTACCCGTATCACTTGTGGCACTAACGTTGCTGTAATTGTCAGTGCAAGGCGCAAGCCAAGCCATTGAAAAGCCAAAATCGCAACCGGCGAATAGTTACGGGACGGTTGGCCTGATGGCCGAAAGCGGCAGAGCACGAAAATGACCTTTGCTCTCAATTCCGGGGAAGGTAAGCACGAACCGGAGCCGCTTTCTAGGTGTTCTAGTAGGAGTAGGATGCGGATTGTTCGATTGACGCGGCTCTTTGATAACTGAGTCAGGCATCGCAGAAAGAGAGATTCTAATGCTGAATCAAAAACAAATCGCAAGCAGTCAACCTCCGGTAGTCGGTCAAGTTTGGATTAGTGAAGACGCGCGGAACTACTACCGCGTCGATGGAATTGAGGGGGATCTAGTTCAAGTGAAACGCATGTGCTACGAATTAGACGACAAGATATATCAAGGAAGAGAGAACGACACTTACTACTGGCCTATCGGTACATTTAAGCTGCCAAACTTCCGCGTAGTCGCCACTAATCCGACACGCTTTGAATCATGGCTCAACCGAGTCACGAAGTAACTAATAACAACTAGCCGCGATGCCTCATTGAGTTATCACGAAGGAGTAGGATGCACTCACGATGAACGAGACAAATGCAACGGAGAACACTATGAGTACTGAACTGGTTGAAGAATACTACCGGAGCGAAATTGACCCGAAAGGTGAATGCGGATTTTGCTATTTATCCGAACAGGGAAAGCATGGTGAGGTTCGACGCGTATGGTCGTCAGAGTGGTGGCAGTACATTCCGCTCTGCGAGAAACATGCGGGAGTTGAAAAAGACGCTGAGACATGGCGTTAAGTAGCCCGCACTCACTCTTAGACGAAAGGAATTGATGATCATGGCAATCTACACTTACAGGCGGCTACAGGCCAAGGATTCCGCTCGGATTAAGTGCACGGGAAACTATGGCGACTGCCAGCAAAACGCAATGGTGTGCGAGCAGGTAGACTGGAATACGGGCAATACAACCGGCGTTTCATTCTTTTACCTTTGCGACAAATGCGTGTGCGGCCGTTACGAAACGAAGGCTCAGACGAAAGAGGAGGAATGGAGATGAACGCCAGAGAAGTCTACTACGCAATCGAGAGTGGAAATCGAGATGCTCAACAAAGAGCCCTGCTTGAGCTTGCGTCTCAGGTGCAGATATTAGCCAATGCCGTGCTGGAGATCGCTGGGGAGGGGCAGTTGCGCACCGGGATAGATGCACTCACACAGCGCTCGCGGTTGATTCTCGGTGAGTTTATTGAGTTGCCGCCGAGGGAGGAGGATCGATGAGTGACGAGAGCTTATCAAAACATCTGGATGGTCCCTGTCTCAGTTGTCGGTCCAGTGGCGAGTACCCGCTTAACAGTGGACACGTTTGCAGCGTGTGTCAGGGTACGGGTTATTGGCTGACACAGGCAGGGGAGGAGTTGCTGGGGTTTCTGTACCGGCAGAGGAAGCGGATTGAAAAGGAGAGAACACAATGAAACTACGACTGCTACAAATTCTAACCCTAGCCTTCGCCATGACCTGTGCCTTCATCAGCGGCTATCACTGGCCGAAGGGGATAATCACCGAGGACGATCCGCGCTGGGATTGTCGCGTACACGGAAACAGAATCTGCGGTCCTGATCCAGTCCGGGAAGTGGTGAGCTACATCGAAGGCTGCTCACTGCGAGACGCACACGCGGGGAAATGTACGATTCCCTGTGGGAGTGATCAGGATTGCGTGGAGAAGAATGGGAGTCGAGAGGCTTACTGACAATGAAACTATCTCAAAAACGCATCTGCGACAATTGCCGGGCACTGAACAATTCAATTGGCGTTCGTCGTCCCTGTGAACTTGGATTTAAGACCGAGATTAAAGGCGGCATGTTTCGTCAGGTCTTACCACTTGAGCCGTGCTACAAACCGCTCACGATCAGGGACTATATTAAGGCATGCCGCTGGTTGACTGAAGGAGCACACAAATGACCACAACTGAATTCGATCAGATCTTCGAGGGGATGTCCGCCCCTGAGTATCCCGCGACTTGTGATGAGTGTGGGGAAGTGGGGACGAATGCGAGTATGGAAGAACATATCTGCCAGCCCCAAGGATTAGGCTGGAAGTATCGCAAGGGCTATCCCGATTACTGCGTTTATGACTACTACAACAACCTCATCGCGTCTGGAATCAAGACGGAGGAGACGGCGAAAGGTATCGTGGACTACGTGAACAACCACGCGCAACTCGTCGCGGCGCTGCGAGGGCTGATGACGCGCTTCGAACAAACAGGTGAGGCATGGATGTCAGATCCGGCATGGATCGCGGCGAATGAAGCGCTCAGCCGCGTGCGGGGATAGGGGAGACTCTAATCAGACTACCTACATGAACAACGCATTGCAACCCGTTGACAAACGCATGTGCGTGGGTTACTATTCCCGACACCTTAAACGGGAGGACTACCCTATGCCACGCAAGAAAGAACGGCCACGTATAACCTGTCCGTGGTGCAAGGATGAATTCGATCAGAAACGAGCTTGGCAGGTTTACTGTACGAAGCAATGTCGCTGGTCGGCATGGAATGCCGCGCATCCGCGACAGAAGTGAAGGAGATTAACCATGCACAACCGTAAGAACTTCGCAATTGGCTCACTGGTAGCCAAATCAGAAGATACCCGTTTCAGTCTGGCGACTGTCCAGATCCATCCTGATAAAACCGTGGCTTGTGATGGGCATGTACTCGCGCTGGTATCGAACACTGAAACCAAAAACGAGAATTTTCCGGTCGTTGACAACGTTACACCGCTTGCTGAATTTGAACCATTCCTAATACCTGCTGTGCAGGCTGCTGCAATCGTTAAGGCAATCCCCAACGAACGACAGTTACCAGCACTAAACCATGCACTTATCGGCGTCAACAGTGACGGGCAGTCAAAGGTTATCGCCACCACTGACCTTGAGACTAAAACCGTGTTCAAGGTTGACGAGTCGCCGCAGCCACCCTCGAAACAGTTTCCGAAGTGGGAGAAAGCTATCCCTGAAGGCGAGCCCGTTGCAGTAGTCACGCTCGACTTGAATCTGTTGCTACCAGCGCTGAAAGCAATGGCTGCGTTTGGACCAGATAGAACCAAGTCCGTCACGATGCGCGTGTACAAGTCCGAACACGACAAGCCGGATCGTTCCTTTACTCCTGTGCGGTTTGACGCGCGAAATTGGGATACACGTCAGCATATGACCGTTATAGCAATGCCGATGAATGACGTAATCGAGGCGAAGGACTGGACGACCATATCGGAAAAGGAGTCGCATGACTGAACATCCGACCACCCTCCCTCAACCCCGCACCCAACGCTTCTACTGCAAGGGTTGTCAGGAGTATCACGAAGCTCCGAGACTGCTGGATGCAGTGAAAGCCGAAGCCGAACGAATCAGAATCGAGCAACTCAACTCATCAGACCGCAACTTGGAAAGGGGATTGGATGATGAATAAAACAACTAACACGGTTAACCCTTACGGCGATGAACTCTGCGGAGTTTGTCATTACGCAATCGACAATCAAGGACTTTGCGTTATCGATGCAAGTCATACACGGTCCGATCTGGAACCGAGTGGCAAGCTGGCATCGCCACAACCCGCACCAGAGACTCGCGATCTAACACATAATCCCGGCGCGACTCAGGCATACGCGGAACTTGACGCCGCGCTGACCGAAGAAGATAAGCAGTTGATTATCGGTGCGATCCCGCTACAGGCATTGCCGGACGAATACGCAGAACAACGCGCTGCGCAGACAGTACGCGATCATAGCTCTACCCTGAAGCTCGATGCTGGCGACTGGCGTGTCGAGCCGCTACCAACGCATGGCTGGCGCGTCGTCGACGCAACCGGACAGGAGATAGTCGCAGACGTTTACCGCAAGGAAGATGCTGAGCAAATCGTTGCTGAGCATAACGCTTTGCCGCGACTGGTGGAAGCGCTGCAACGTCGCGTCTCACCAACCAAGTGCTACTGCAATATCATGCTCGGAGCGAAGTGCGGTGAGTGTGCTGACCGAGAGATGCTTGCAGCACTGCGCCGGAGTGGGTGAGAGAGAGGAGGGCAAACTACGACTGAAATAAATTCTCACTATTTCGCTTTACCCTATTGACAAGTCGATACATAGAGAGTATCCTGCTCTTATCATGGCAGACCAAACAGCAATGACAGTAAAACTAAGCGCAACGGGAAATCCTGACTTTGGCCAATTTGGATCGATTGGCGTCAAAACATGTCGTGTTTCCATTTATACTTTCAAGGCTGCGTCAATTATATGCCGCCAATTCCTTCAGAGTGAGAATCTGGGCAGCGGCAATTGGACGGGCGGGCAGATTTACGACGCCAGCGGACGGGAAATCGCTCACGTTTCTTTTAACGGGCGTGTCTGGGCGAACGACGGAAGTGAGATCATGATATGAAAGTTCTCATTGGCTGTGAATTCAGCGCGGTCGTTCGAGAGGCGTTTCGAGAGCGCGGACATGACGCATGGTCTTGCGATTTACTTCCCTCGGAACTGCCGGGCCCGCACCTGCAATGCGATATATTCACAGTGCTGGATCGAGGTTGGGATCTGCTAATCTTTCACTGGCCCTGCACTTATCTCACCCGTGCTCAGGCGGGCTGGTTCTTTAATCGCCCGAAAAAACCAAAGGCACATATCCTTTACGGCTATCCTCGCTATCGAGCTATGCGGCACTCTGCGCGATGTTTTCGACGCTTGTTGAATTCGCCTATTCCAAGAATCGCAGGAGAAAATCCAATTCCTTATCGAGACGCACGGTTAATCATGGGCGAGCCGATGCAAACAATCCAGCCATATGAATTTGGTCACGCCGAGCGCAAGGCGACTTGTTTATGGTTGAGAAACTTACCGCTATTACAGCCAACGGAGATCGTTCCCTTACCAGAAAAGAAATCAGAAGCTCAGCGATTGCATCATCTTCCGCGGTCTCCCACTCGGTGGAAAGAGCGTAGTCGAACCTTTACAGGGATCGCAACCGCGATGGCTGAGCAGTGGGGTTAAGAAACATAATGACAGTTCTTAAACAACTGCACTGCCTGCGTTGCGGACATTATTGGTGGCCACGCACAACCGATAAACCGCGCACCTGTGCAAGTTGTAATTCACCGTACTGGGACAGACCGCGACAGAAAGGGAAGCTGGGGCCGAAAGGGAAGGGGAGGAGATGAACGATTCAGGAGTACCGACAGAGAGTAGCTGCTATCGATGACAAGCGTATACGAGAAGCGTATGAGCGCTGGCTAGATTTCTTCCAGAGGCAGAACGACGAAGCTCGATATGAAGCAGAGACAGGTACGAAACGAAAGGCGTGGTTGTTATACAAAGCGAAGCAAAAGGAAGAAGAATCTAGGATACGACGCAATCAACAGGCGATTCCCAAACCATGACTCAGACAGTAAGTGACATCCACGACAGTTCAACTTGCGACTTAGCTAATGGCGCTCCGTGCGAAATGTGCGCTGCAGCAATCGAGTACGAGACTAAGCAAGTGTTGGAGCGAACGAGAGAGATGTTGAGTGACTCGAACTGCGACTGTGCGCTGCATCAACTCTCTCAGACTGAGCGGGTACGGGTGATCGACGCTGCGATTGATGCGACCACCGCAGAAGTACGAGCTAATGGCGGCTATCTCCTCCCCTCCTTCGCCGACGAATGGGAACTAGCGCCGCTCTCTCAGACTCGTTACACGGAGAGAGAGAATGCTGAGTTCTGGTTTGAGCGCGGGAGGTTGGCGGAACGTGCGCGGATGTTGCTGGAGCAGAACGAGGATATGAAGGAAATGTTGCGCGTAGCGAGAGAAAGGATCACCAGATGATCATCGCAATGACCGTCAAACACAATACATCAGAGCTGGCTGATGACGTGCTAGCAGGCTGGCAGAGATTGGATAACTTCATTCTCGGTTACACAGTGAAGCAGAAGACGGGAACGGAAGTTATAGGCTTGTTCGACGTGATTGAGAGTCCGTTACAGCGAGGACAGCGAGTAGTGTTGCGCGTGGCGCGAGAGAGGGTGATGAAATGAGAAGAGACTACGTAATTATCGATCATGTTGAAGGCGGTCAACCACGACCTTATGCAGATTCAGTTCACAGCGCATACATTTCACTACGACGCGAGGGAATGCTGCTGAATAACCAGAAGTTCTACGTGCAGCTTGACGAGGAAAAGGTCAAAGACTTGGCACGGTTGTGCGTGCGCGGTTTTAATGACGAACCAAAAAACTGGGCTTCTGCACGACTCGTTGAATGTAAGGATGTTGGACCAAGCGAGGAAATGAAGAAGGAAGTTGGACCGGGAACATGGGAACCGAAGGAGAAGACGCGCTGGTTCGTGCGGATCGTGGAACCGTACACGGATTAGAGGAGAATACCACGATGACTAACTTCGATACCCTCCGCGAACGTCTGCGCTCACGTCTCACCGAACCTCGCTCAGACTACGGCCTAGGCGAGTGCGGGAATTGTCTGGCAACTCTCACTCAGGCTGATGTCGATGCGGGTGAGTGTAGTCAGTGCAAATCGTCGCTCACGTCAGACGACGAGGACTGTTGTCACTTTGACGATTGATTGCAGGGAAAGGGGAATAGATGGCTAAACAATGTCCGAGATGCGGGAGTCGAATGACGCAGGGAGCGCCACACGTTGATGGTTCAGTGATTCAGTGGGAATGCTTCGATTGCGGGAAGGTGGTTATCGAACATGCGAATCCAAGCGAGCACTCATAAGCGCGGGAAGGGCGACGTGCGCGAAGATCAGGGCGTAGGACGACTTGCGCTAACCGCCGACAATGACGACGAACGGGAATTTCTCACTGCGGTCTACCGCGTTCTCGCTGCGGACGATGAACAACAGGAGCAGGGTGTAGCAACCATGCGCCGATTTCTTAGTAATTTTCCAGTTGAGGAGTAACCCCAATGAGCAATGAGGCGACAGCGCGACCGTGGCGACTTGAGCACAACAGCAGGCGCTTGGAAATCAAGGCCGACACGGGCGAGTGGTCCAGCATGATAGCTCAGGTTTACAAATCGGGTCGTTGCAATGCGAACTCATACCGAATGCCCGCCGACGCCAACGCAGAATTGATCGTCACCGCAGTCAACGAACGTGATGCCCTACTTGCAGAGGTAGGCCGACTGCGTGAGGCGCTGGAAGACATGCTGGATTTGTGGAAGCGGAGCCAGAAACTTCTTTACAACGGAAAGCAGCGAGATATCGAGGGCGACTCTCAGGTGATTGCCGCTCGCACCGCGCTGAGCGGGAAAGAAGGTGAAGGGAATGGCGAGTAAGTTCAGTAAGGTCGCCGCCGAGAAAGCTTTCAGATTTCAGGGTTATCGGTTCAGTGACACGGAGATCGCGGGGATCGCGCGGCAGTTGGATGCCGAGCTTCAGGAAGTGCGGGAAGTGCTCGCGACGGTAGCGCCTTTCGAGGTGGACGGATCGCCTTGCTGGTGCCCAGAGCGCGGTGGTGGGTATACGCAAATGCGAGCAATTGATGACCACGATGACGAGTGCCAACTCGCCAGAAACTTAATGGAGCGGATGAAACCATGAACACGACGAGAGAGATAGCAAGATCGCGCGTCGTCGTTGGGCCAAGTCCCGTGGTCAGAGGGAAGGAGAGAGGACGTGAGCAAGGAAAAGACGCCGGGCGGTGAATTGTTCAGGCTCGTGGAACAGGATCTTGGATTCGCCCACATATCGGATGCGCTTGACGAACTTCCGCTTGAGCGCGTTCTGGCGATTGCGCGCGGCTCGCTGAAACATACCGAAAGCGCAGCTAAGAAGCTGAGAAGTTTTATCCGCAAGTACGAGCGCGAAGTGAAAGGCGGTGAAGGATCGTGAGCGATACGAAACGAGCGGAGCGACTGCGAAAGATCCGGGCCGCTGTTGACGCGGTTGAAAATGCGTTACTGGAAGTCAAAGCAGCTGGCAAGTCCAACGAGGCCTTCAAGAGACTCTACTATCTTGAGCGACTCGCGAAGAAAGCGAAGTGAAAGGCACAACAGCATGAGTAGCAGGATTGATGAGATTGTAAAGCAGCAAGCGGCGCACTCGGCGTTATTCGATTCGCACGACAGTTATAAGATTGTGCAGCGTTCTGAGATTCGCAAGATGCTTAACTCTATCGACTACCTTCTCTCCCAGCTTAAAGACGGTGGAGCAAAGAACGAGATCTGGCACAAGCCCGACGAAGAAATGCCGGCCCACGTAGAACTGATCGCCGTCCACGGTGACTGGCTGACATTCAGCATCGGAGACAAGCGCGAACTGGAGATCGTCAACAGACTGAATGCATGGACCACGCGGAAAGAATTAGTTCAAAGTGCGCGCGACCAAATTGCCACCGCCCCAACCGAGACGAGCGCACGGTGCGGGGAGCTGGGCGTCGATACGGCGTTCCCGCTTTCAGAGACTTTGCGCTTATTGGTTGAGTGGGCACAGCATCTTCACGTCTCGCATGAATGCGATTGCAACGGGTGGGAGCAACGCTGGTTTTTGGTCGAAGCGGCACAAAGATACCGAGACGAAATCAAGTGTATATTCCCTGCATCAACTGAACAGGCGGGGGAGAAAGGATGATAACAATGGCTGACCTGTACGTCTGCCCACACGGGCAAACCAGACCATGTTCGCAATGCGATCTACCCACCGACGAGGAAGCTGAGGCGGTCTTGCGTGAGCACGGCACGAGCGGTAAAGAAGTAGTCAACGGATTTATTGATCAAGTGTTGCGCGAACGCTTATGGTTCGAAGAGGCAATCAAAACCTTCATCCGCAATCGCGGTAAGCATGAGGGCGAACATGTATTCGATCTCATCGTGTGCCAACTTTGCGACGAGTCTTACGTTCAGGCTGAAGCCGTGCTGGATGCGACAGTGAAGCCTGACGCTCCTGTTACTCCAGTAGCGCAACCAGAAGCCGATCCGGTTAATTGGCTGACTGAAGATCGGTGCATGTTCTGTGGCGGCAAGACCGCGCACGAACCTAATTGCAGCCACGGCAGAGAGCCGAGCACTACTACCCCAACCACTACAGCAATAGAAGCAGTGAACGCGGCTGCGATGGAAATCTGCGACTACTGCGGCACCGACCAGAACGACTCTGAGAAAGTCGCCGCCATCATCTCCAAGCACTTACCAGCACAGCAACCAGAAGTTGAGGTCGCACCGAAGACGAAGATCGGACAGCCGGACATCTTGACGGTTTCCGGCGAACGGTATGTGTCCTTTGCGGAATATGCGCGCATCGAAAAACTCTGTCGAAGTGTTTGCAAGGACAAAATTGCGCTCGCAGACATGCTTGAGAATCGCGATGACGAAGCCGACGCCGAAGTCTCGCGCCTTAAAGGTGAGGTAGAGCGTCTCAAAGCCGATCTGAACGAAACCGGCTATGCCCTACAAAAGGTCCAGAACAGTTGGGCATACCTTGACGCAAGACTCGCAGCGGCTACGGAACACGCGAAGATACTGCAACAGGAAGCGCAAGGTGCCCGTGCTGATGCTATTGGAGAGTGCGTTGACGCAATATCTGACGTGCCGGTCACGAATGCGGACCAGACTTACAAAACAGCATGGCTCGTCAAGGGTGACTGTGTTGCCGCTCTTGAACAACTAAAGGGAGAGGGGAAGTGAGTCTATCAAAAAGAATGCTTGACCATTTCAATCGGGAATTCGAACCACGTTATGACGAAGAAGTAGAACGCTGGCCTTCAGAGGAAGAATTGGAAGCCGACGCGGAGGATCAGGAATGACATTGCCACGAGTCGAAGAAATTCTACATGACTTTCTACTTGCCGAACGTGATGCCCGAGAAGCTCGTCGCGATCCACTGCCGAACGTGATGCACGCCAGCGCCAGCTCTGCCGGAGGGTGCGCACGCGCTATAGCTTTTCGCGTCGCCGCTGTTCCGGCCAGTAATCCGCCGGCAGCCGATAGCCTTGTTAATTTTTATATCGGTGATTCAATCCATGACATTGTTCAAAGAGCAATCGTTGGTAGATTGCCCGATGCTACCACAGAAGTAACCTGCTCGCTTGACGATTTTCTCTCCGGCCATGCAGATGTTTTATACGGTGCTGACGATGGAGAGAAAGTGGTCTGCGAAATCAAATCCGTGTCCGATTTTGCTTTTGAACTGGCCACTGGGGCCGAGCTAAAGAGTAATGGACGCTGGCGCAAAAAAGATCGTCAGGCTGAAGGCCCAAAGCGAGAGCATCTACTGCAAAATCTTATTTATGCCCGGATGCTGGAAGCTAAGTACATCGCCATTGTTTACGCTCGCAAAACCGCCGCCAAAGACGAGCCGATTCTGCATGAATGGCGTTTTATCGCAAATGATTTCAAAGACGAGGCTGAAGTTGAGATTGCCCGTCTACGAAACATCGTTGCGTTGGTAAGACAGGGCAAGTATCCTGACCGGGAATACCGTGGGGACATTATTCAGAACCCTCTGAAGGTAAAGTTTCCCTGTGGTTACTGTAGCTATCTATCCGCGTGTGTAAACGTCGGATGGGGAGAGGTGGAAATCAAACGTGAGCCATCCGATTAGAAACCAACAATCACCCGTAACACCGGGAGAGGTCAACGCTGAAATTTGGCGACTCATTAAACGTGCAAATGAAGTCGTTACTGAAATCTACAAAGCCGGCGATGAATACATCGACAGTAAGGTTGACTACGAAGATTCTTATGCCCGTGAGGTCTTGAAAGCAATAGGTACGGTTCAGGAAAAGAAGGCGAAAGCGGATTCTGAGTGCCGTGAGGCTTACAAGCGAATGCTCAAGGGAGATGTTCGCTACAAGTACCTGAGAACAGTTCTGGAAACAACCAGAAAGCAGCTCGACGCTGCGCAGTCACTCGGAGCTAACCTACGTGACGAGTGGCAAATAAACCAAAGACACAAACCTTAGAAGAAGAAGGAGAATAAGTAAACATGGGAAGATACGCTACAGACTCAGGCGGGGGAAGTTTCACTCCCGCGCCAACCGGAACACACATTGCCCGATGTATCAGAATCACCGATCTCGGCACACAACATGGCGAGTACAAAGGTCAGCCCACGAGACGTAATCAAATACTGGTTACATGGGAACTGCCAGATGAAATGATCGAAGTTGACGGAGAAGACATCCCTATCACCACGAGCCGCTTCTACACGAACTCGCTGGGGGAGAAAGCCAATTTGCGCAAAGACCTAGAGTCGTGGCGCGGGCGAATGTTCACTGAAGACGAGCTGCGCAGATTCGATCTGGAAAACATTCTCGGCAAGCCCTGCATGCTGACAATCGTTGCCGCTGATAATGGAAAGACTAAAGTGGCTTCAGTAAGCGGCCTGCCGAAAAATACCACCTGTTCCGATCAGATCAATGAAAGCTTTTCGTTCTGGCTGGATGAATTCGACGAAGAAAAATTCAATGAGATACCAGACGGGATAAAAGGGATCATCAAGAAGTCCGAGGAGTGGGGCTATCTTCAGAACGGTAACAACGTAATGGAAACCAGTCCTGCGTCCGACTTCAGTGATGACGACATTCCTTTTTGACAGGTTGGAATATCACGCCTGATCGATAACGTACAAAATTTATTGCGATCTTTGGTCAGGCGTGATAAAAACGCAATTGCTTTTTGACAATATAAGGTTTGACGCGCTGAGTGGCTCCAGCGTACCATCTTACCGGACGGCTTTTCACAGCCGCGTTTTCGCAACGACTTTCTATCTACGGTAAGGGGTAGGACGGCGGGCCACAAACGCGAGCGCGGCGGTGAAAGGCCGTTTTCCATTTGAGTACATCCAATACTACCGATCTCACGCGCGGCATTTACCGTCGCATCTATAGCGGGTTTATTTACGGGCAAAGAATTAACAAGCTCAGCATGGAAGCAGAATGCTGGTTCTGGCGCATCCTTGCCACCGTAGACGACTTTGGTAACATGCAGGCAGATCCAACCATCTGCTACAACCTCACAGTCGGCCACCGCCAAAGACTCAAACCCGATCAGGTCAATAAATGGCTTCTGGAAATGGAGCGTCAGAAGCTAATTCTGTTTTACGTCGTTGGTACTGAGAAATTTTTACACGTTTTTGGGTTCGAGGACATGCAGCCAGCAGGCAAGAACGGTAAACGACTGCAAAGACACCCCTTACCGCGATTGGGTGAATCCGGGTGTATCCGGGTGAATCCAGATGTATCCAGTGCATCCCAAGCCTCCGATAACGATAACGATAACGATAACCAATACGATAACGATCACGACACCCGGTCCGAGCAACCGCTTCGCGCTGAGCGCTCCGCTGGGCGACAGGCAACGCGCCTTCCTGAGAACTTTGCTTTGTCGCCGGAGATGGAAGCGTGGGCCAGCAAGAATGCTCCGAGGGTTGATCTTGTCGCCGCTTTGGATGAATTCCGAGATTACTGGGCCGGGATTGCGGGAGCGCGAGGGCGTAAGTTGGACTGGAACGCCACGTTTCGCAATCGACTGCGGGAACTAGAATCACGAAAGGGAACCAATGGAACGCATAAATCCGGGGGCTATCAAACTAATGCTGAGCGACGGGATGCCGATTTCCGGGGATATGAATCGGTTATCACCGAGCTACGGGGCCGCAGTAGCGGAACAACTGATGAAGATGTTCGCGGGAAACCCATCCCGCCCCAGTGAGAATGAATTCAAACTGATGGTGGCCGCGTGGACGGAAACCTTGCAGGACGCAGTGCCGGAATACAAACTCGCGGAGGCGTTCGTTCGTGCCCGGAGAAATCGCAATTCAAGTTTCCAGATGGACGTATCTGAGGTTTGTGGCGCTTGGCAGCAAATGAAAGACGCGCAACGTTATTTACGGCCATCGGGTAGTTATGAGCTAGGGACTAAAGATGTCTGTCCTCATTGCAACGGAACGGGAACAAAGCCTGTCGTCAAGCATGATTTGATTCTGGGCCGGGACTACTCTTACGGTGCGGTTTGCACACATTAAGAAACCATGAAGAAAGAAACCCCTCGTGAGCGAGTCGAATCATTCATCGCGCGTCGTCGTGAAGACGTGGGGGAATTCATCTCGGAAGGATTAGCAGAAGATGGATACGTGGAGGTGAAATTCACGAAGGCCACATTCTACACACCACTTGATGATCGAGTTGTTTACCGGGGCGACACGAATTACGAACGACCGCCATTGAGAACTGGAGACGGAAAATGAAAGTTGAACCACAGAGAGTTTTGAATTTTATCCGCCGTTACTATCAATCTAACCATGAAACCCCCACGCTGGCAGAAATTGGCCGACAGTTTAATTTAAGATCTTCCGCCACTGTCCATGAAATCTTAACTAAGCTTGAAGGTGACGGACTGATCACTCGCATTCCGAATGTATCCCGAGGGGTGAGGGTTTCACGTGAAACATTCTAAGCCGATGAAACGATCCGGCTTCGCTAAAAAGACCTACGCCGCTGCCCTTGCGTCTCGAAAACCCCGAAGGGGCAAGCTTATGCGCGGGGTTAGGATCGATCTGGCTGATAAGTACTTTTCTCTCTATATTCGTTACCGGGCTAATTGGACCTGTGAGAGATGCAAAAAGGAATTTGAAGTCGGCAGTCAGGGGCTTCACTGTTCTCATTTCTGGGGCCGTGCCCGTGAATCAACCAGATTCGATCCGGTTAACTGCGTGGCCCACTGCCACGGATGCCATGCGTTCCTGACCGCTAATCCTGAGCTTCATCGAGAGTGGAAGCTGAAACAAATTGGTCAACCTGAATATGATCGATTGATGATTCGTGCCCACACAACCCAAAAGAAAGACCGCGCTCTCACGGCCACAATTTACAAAAAGCTTTACGAGAAAGAAAAACTTCGATTTGAACAAATTGCTGCTTGACATCTTACCGCCAAGCGCGTATCTTACCGCCATGACAACGAAGCGAGAAGCGAAACAGGCCATTGCGCGATTGCGAAAAGGAGTGGCACCGGAATTTCAGGAAGATATTACCGCTATCGCGGACAGCTTGGACGCTTTGGTTGAGGATGCCGCCGCCGAATTGGGGCGGATGGGGGGCACCATGCGGGCAAAGAAACTCAGTAAGAAACGACGGAGTGAAATTGCCCGCATGGCTGCAAAAGCGCGCGAGGATAAACGCAAAAGGGCTTAGCCCGAGGGGGCGGCTGCGTGGGAGAATTGGGCTGGTTTCGCAACAGGGCTGGCCCAATTCTCCCCGAGGGGTTGAGGTGAACACTAAAAGTCAGGGCGGTCTTGGTTTGTGGTAAATGGCGCGGACGCAACGGCTTCACGAGCTTTCTTGCCGACATGGGCGAGCGACCCGAGGGGCGGTACAGCATCGGACGACGGGACGGAACAAAGGGTTACTATCCCGAAAATTGTCGCTGGGAAGACGACTATCAGCAGGGCGCAAATAAAAGCAATAACCATTGGCTGACTTGGAACGGTAAGACCCTAACCATATCGCAGTGGGCGCGTGAGCTGAAAATGCCACGAGCTATGTTAAAGGACCGAATTCGTTATGGATGGTCGGTTGAGCGGGCGCTTACAGAGCCACATCGGGGCTGGAGTAGCATTAAAAAGAAGGCAGCATAGAAGGGGAAGATATGCCGAATACAGACTCGCCGCATTGGCAGGAAGTCAGTCCAAGTAACGAACCGCTGAACGTGGTTCTAACCCTATCTGAACGCGAGCAATTGGCCCAACAGGTAGCGGGTGACAACTATGGGCTGTCTTTAGAGGATTCGGTAAACCGTTCATCGCTGCGAGGGCGGTTACGTCCTGACGAGCGACGTGCGTTCGATGCCGGATGGGAAGCGGCCAAAGTCTATTACGGAGCACAACGATAATGGAAGGACAGGAAATTACAAATCTGGTTCTTAATGCCAGAATGAATCACTGGCCTCTACATCTTGGCGTAACTACGGACGCCGAGAAGATCGAGCATCTCGCAACAAAGCTGGACGAGGCCGCAACTGAACTTGCTCGACTGGAAAAGGTTGACGACGAGAACGCCAGTCTTATTGAAGAACGAGATCTCTACGCTTCCGAGGCGGAGGATTTGCGCGCAACCCTGAAAGACATTCAGGATCTAACCACGAGACATGTTCAAAATAAATCGTAAAGCATTAGCTGTGGAACTTTCTCTTCTGGCGCATATTGCTGGGGAGAGAAACGTCATTCCTGCCCTTTCGACTATCAGGTTCGAGGTTCGGGACGGAAATGCCTCCCTGCTGGCTTCTAACGCAGATATGGCGCTATTTACGGACGTTCCTGTGGAGGGCAAAGACTGGCAAGGATGTATCCCGGCTCGACAGCTAAACGATTTGATTCGACTGGCTAAAGCAGAGGAAATAACTTTTACGGTTCAGGGTGAACATATTCAAATCACATGGGGCCGTTCACGTCACAGATTGCCCGTAACCGAGTTTTCCAAGTTTCCCGACGTTCAGGGACCAGTGGCAGAAGGCGAGCGGCTCTCGGTCAAGACAGATGATTTGGCTTCAGCTTTAGAACGCGTACTTCCCTGCGCCGCCCATGAAGACACAATGCAGTGGATGGTACAGGGAATAAAACTGGAGGCTAAAGACGGCGAGCTGAAAGTTGTCGGCACCAATACGCATCGCTTAGGCGTGGCGACGATCCCGGCTGCGGGGAACCTGAATCTATTCGTTCCACTGAATGCCGCCTTGCTGTTGCCCCGGTTGAAATCCGAAGAGGTATTGATCTGGCAGGATGGGAATCAGGCGTCGTTTAGTTTTGGACCGAGAATGTTGATTACCCGATTGAGTACAGGAACATTTCCCAACTGGCAGATGTTCATGCCGAAGCATTTACCTTTGACGGCTCAGTGTTCGACCGAAGAATTTATGGAAGCTCTGAAGCGAGCGAACGTGACCCGTGAGGAAACATTCAAAACCGGAGTCGGCAGAATTTTACTTGGCGTGGTTTTAGTCTTCGGAAAAGAAGAACTTGTAATCGACACGAAGCATGGAGTCAAGGGCCGATCTGAAGAATCCGTGGCGCTGAGTTCAAACCTGAACGGGGATTTGATTTATATGGGCATCAACCCTGACTACGTAATGGATTTTCTGAGATTCGCCGGGGAGACAACCGAATGCACGCTGAAAGACGGAAGCTCAGTCTTACGGCTGACAGACAATTCTAATTTTGAATACGTAATAGTGCCGACGAGGTTATGAGCGACGAAGAAGAGATCGAGCAGTGGACTCCTGATCGAATAGCGAAGTTACGCTGTGTCACTCGCGAGGAAGGGAAGAAGTCGCATGTGTTTCTGGACCACTCGAACAAGTGTGAGTGCGGGGACGTAGATTTGAACAAGTATCGAGAGATGGAGTTGAGATGAAGTGGATTAAAGTTGAACCAGACCCCGCCGACAATGACGCGCATCCAGAACGATTGCCCGCGATGGACAAGGTGGTCCACGTAATCTTGAAACCTAACGAGCAGGGATATGACCACTGCGATCTAATGGCTCTCGGTGGTCGCGTGGACGGCGAAAACGGATGGCTATGGGCCATACATGACCATGAGGTCTACGAACGCGGCGGTGAGGGATATCTGACGGCTGACGACGAATATCTCGTAACCCACTGGGCTGAAATTGAATGGCCAGAGGACTAAACGAATGACCGACGCCCACAACTCCTCCGCTGCGAGTGGAGGGTGTATTGCGATTGCGCTTGTGCTGCTCGGCGTGGTGATTGGACTGGGCATGGCAACTGTGTGGGTTTGGTTATGGAGTTGAACGCCATGAGCAAAGATCGATTCCTGCTAACACTCTCCGAATACGAATCACTCGCGCGGGAGTACATCGACGAGACTTTTAAGCCGCCAGAGCGCATGGCGGAGCAGTTGAAGTTATCCGAGTTCATCATCTGGCTACGACAACGAGAGGAGAAGAGAGATGACGCAACAAATCGGTCCTAATGTTCGTCGTCTAATTGCGCGCAAGATGGCGCTACTTGCGATTCCGGCCGGCAGTGGCAAGGATTCATTCACTAAGGGACTAGACGTAATCACTAATCGTGGGAAGTTCTCATCGATCGCTTCTGAAGCAAGCGCGTGGGTTCAGGCTGTAATTGCAACGATGAAGACCGCGCCTGACAATCCTTACGGAGATGACGACGAAGCTATTGCGGGAGAGATCCTGAAAGAAATTGAACAACGCGAGAAGGAGATGAAAGATGCGACGAAGTAAAACTATACCCAACAGCAAACAGTTAACGGTACAGCAACGCTACCTACTGGAAAGAATTCCGTCATCCTATCAGATGAACGGCTACAAGGAGCGTCCCGAACCTGCTGAAGTAAAGCAGGCGCGCAAGCTGATCGAGCGCTGGGACAAGGGGGAGAAGTTACGCGCCTGTCAGGCCGGGAAGCGCAACGAAGCACTACGACAGAAGGCTCGTGAAGCGGTCTACTTCGACACGCCAGAGAAGGCGCTGGCGATTGTCAAGCAATGCGAGAAGATGCTGAAGGGATGTGAGGGGTAAAGTCGATGAAAGCGTGTAGGCGTTGTGGTTCCACGGAGAACGGATTTACGAAATCTAGCTCGTCAAAGGACGGCCTGAATTCTTTGTGCAAGCCGTGCTCACGCGCCCAGTCCAACGAGACTTACGCTAGACGTGTTGGGCGTCCCGTTCGTTCGCAACGTACTCAGATCGGATACGAACGGCACGGATACTCCGAACTTCCGGAATACTACCTGTGGTCGGGTATCAAGGACCGATGCTTGAACCCAAATTCTCCGGCCTTTCAGTATTACGGCAGTAGGGGTATTACGATCTGTCGAGAATGGGCAGAGTCGTTTGCATGTTTCCTTAAAGACGTGGGCCATAGACCGTTTCCTGATTACACTATAGAGCGGATCGATAATAGTAAAGGATACGAACCGAGTAACGTGAAGTGGGCCACGCGAAAAGAGCAAATGCGTAACACGAGAGCGACTCGTTTAATCACACTGGACGGCATAACATTGTGCGCAAGTGACTGGGCCAAGTTGAACGGGGTGCCGAGGGGAACCGTGTTAGGCCGACTATCTAAGGGATACAATGAAATCGACGCCGTGACGCCGTTGCCTGTACGTGGTTTCTGCGAGCGGTGCGGCAATGAATTTAGGCCCGGTTATAAGTCTCAAAGGTTCTGTGGTGTCCCGTGTAGAACCCGAGCTGCAAATGCAAGATTTCGAGCAGCCCATAAAACAAAGGAGCAATCAGTTGAACTTTAAGCAAGTACTAAAAGCGTATGCAATCCTGCGCAATCTCACCGACGACGAATCCGCGCTCCTCGAAACACTGCGCAGTCTGAGTGAGAGTGATCGTGAGCAACTCGTCGAATCACTCAGTCCGGGGAAGGTGGTGAAGAAGACGACGAAGAGGTCCGTTAAGAAATCCCAACGAGCAGCGGGGATCGAGGCAGCACTAAAACGTAACCTTCCCGATCGTAGACCGACGCCGGCTGAGATGTGTACCTACATCTCCGATAGTGGGGGTGGTAACGGTGCGGAATGCCAAGCCGTTGAGGGAGATCCGATCCATGACAAGAGTGCGGGATATTTGGGGTATCACGAGTTCGACTCGGGAAAGTCGCATGCAGCCAGTGCGGCAGGGAGATCGTCAACGAATGGCGCATCGTCTGCTCCGGCGAATCCCACTCGCAGTACTGCCAAGTCTATGACGCGGGTGAGCGACGGGCTGGGCCAAAGTGCGTCGTCGTCAGGAGCGAGTTCTGGGGAGGGCGTGGAGAGTGCGCAAGGTGCAGCGGGAGGTTCAAGTGAGTAAATCGACACAGGGCGAGCATTTAGAATTAGACAGTAATCAAATTCATATTTCCAACGAAGACGGAAACTGGTGGGTCTGGTTGAATACGGACGTTGGTGACTTTGACGGTTTATGCATCGGATGCGGGCAGTCGCGTAAGGAAGCGATCGATGATGCGATTGGCGTGTTTGACCAAGGGCTGCGAAAGTTGAAAGACGCCTACAACGACACCAATGCAACCCCCGCTACGAGTGGAGAGTGAGAGATGAGCGATAACCTACAACGAATTGTTGAGTTTTCCCCGGCGTTTGACAAGCGCAATACTGATCCACGAAAGAATTACGGCGTCCACGGCGTCGAGTTGTTAATGCTGGTCCTAGGCAAGAAGGGTGCTATTCAGTTCAAAGTGTTTACCAATTGGATGTTACCGCACGTGCAAGCGGAGCAGGACGAGCGCACGTTACAGAAGGCGCAAAGCGGTTTGCTGGACAAGTACGACATTAGCGCTCTATACCACCCGATGGCTGCTGACTTAGGCTACCATTCCAAAGTGCCGATGTACGAGGATCAGGAACCATTGACAGGCGATTGCGAATGGACAGGCGGCGCGTGCTATTACGATGGCAGCGGACTGAACGCAGAACCCGTGTTTGAGTTACTGCTGCGTGAAGGTAGCGATGCAGTTTGGAAGTTACTGGAAGAACGGTATCACGAGCAGTTCGACTCCAACGACATCAGCTAAGCCGAGGACGCAAACAAATGCTCTGCGCTGAATGCCACGACTCCTACGAACCCGACAAATTCCAGCAATTGTGCAATCAGTGCGGCACGCAGATGTTGCGACAGTACGACGAGATGCAGGAGTACAGAGAGGACAGCTTGTCGCTGATGGAGTTGAGTTCGCGAGTAGTGTTCGGGGAGTGGGAGGAAGTGGGGAGGATGTGGAGGGTGGGATGATTAACGAAGCGCAGCCAGCGCCAATAGCTAACGACTCCCGGCCGATTTGGGAATTAGTCATCACAGATATGTATGAACGCGATCAGGTAGGCCGCGAGAGATACGGGACGCCTTTGCAGGCGAACAATGGGCGAGACGCATTACAGGACGCTTACGAAGAAGCATTGGACCTTGTGGTCTACCTGAGACAAGTAATCGAGGAACGCAAATGAGCAACCCTACTCCCAAAGAAATCAACGACGTACTGGACAAGCTGGAGCCAGTCAAGTGGCAATCCGATGCAGAGCGGCTCAATCTCCCGAGGACGAATGTGAGAGATAGTGGAGCACCGTTGTTGGATCGAGATGCGGTAGTTCGCAAGTCACTTCCCAACTACACTGAGAAGAAGTGAGACGCTCAACGAAAAATCTTCCAGTTGGCTTGGACTGCCCGCACTGTCATCACAATAGTAGTTCTGTGATCGACTCACGCGACTCAGTCTCAGGCAAATCTCGTCGTCGTCGGCATCAATGTAATCACTGCTATCAACGTTTCACTACTTACGAGATCACTGCGGCTGAGTACGAGAAGATCAAAGCGATTAGAATCGATCTCGCACAGATCGAATCAACTATCGCAACCTTACGCGCAGTGAAAGCTCAATTTGGAGATTCAAATGGACGCAGCTAAAACAGAATACGATTACTTATTAGGGTTCTATCTCTACCTCTCAGTATTCGATCCCTTCACCAGCACATTTACATTTCTCAGTGCTAATGAGCGACAGGAAGTGATGTTGACGATCTCGGTATTACAGCGGAAGTTGCAGGAAATTATGCCGAAGGTGCAGGATCGGGAAGCGTCGAATAATTCTTTCCAGTTACCGGGTTAGATATTAGAGAAGAACACTAAACAAAGGAGAAAGAGAAGTTAGTTAGTTCGACTGAGAACAGCAGAGCGTCGTGAGGCGGTGACAGGCTAAGTGGCGCTCTGTTGCTGAGATAATTTGACAACTTGAAAGGAAAAACCATGAGCGATCCCAGACTAAAGACCGCTTTACAGTTGGAGGCAATTGAGAAGGAAACACGAGGATTTACATGTCCGAACTGTAATCAGCACTTACAGTTTTTACTAAGCGTAAAAGTCACAGGTATACAAGCTACGTTATCAGGTGAGGAGGTAGCTGTGCGTGATGGCAAACCGTTACCGCTGAAGTCGGAGAAGAAAGAAGTTGATTCGAATCCTCCCATGGGCCTAGATCGTCCCAAGCTGGTTCGACTGGCCCAGTACTACCGAGACGTTGGAGTCCTCTCAGCTTTCGAGGAAGTTGCTAATTCCCTACTCTCTCATCAACTCCCCAACGACATGGATAAGTTCTTTCTGACGTGGCTTACAACTACTGTGCAAGCGGTACAGATTCCTAAGCTCGCATTGCGTCGGCTAATCAACGAGTTCGACGATGGGCAAATCAACGTCTACCACGCGCAGGGAATCGGGGCAGTTGTGTCGGATGGAAAGTTACGCTGCTTCATGCCGATGCACTTACTGCGTGGTGAAGTAGTCAGAGCCGGGAACGGCAGCAACACGAAATTGCGCACCCTTGCCACCGAGGAGAGGATGGATAACTGGATCAAGACAAAGCATGGGTATGTCTACGGCAACGGGATGTTGTTTAATGAGATGAGAAAGCAGGCTAAGGGGAGTTTTGATAATATTCGGTAACGAAGGCGCTCAGGGCCGTGGCCCATCGTACCCGATCACATCGAGCAACCCGTTGTGGGCCTCTTCAAGTGCGTGCTCGGCTTTGATTAGATTGTTGATAATTGGATAAGCCTTTTCATCGGTGAGCGCGGTAGTCTGCTTATCCGTCATGGACATCGCGGCAGAGCATAGCGCCTGCGCATATCCGGCAGCACTGCCACCATCGAGGATGATCTTCAACTTGCAAGCTTGTTCGCCCATGTCGGGTAGGCTCCTTTAGTTGTTTCTCTTTTTTAATTCCCCGCGCGCTGCCAGCGTCTCGCGAATGTCGCGTACGTACATTTCCTGTAACTCCAGCTTGTTCTTTAACTCCCGAATGGTCTCGCGCTGGTCCGAATCTCGCATCAGCATTGTCGCCTGCATGGTGTCGATCTTCACGTACATGCCAATGATCCCCCCGCCTAATGCTAATACGAGCGTGAGAATCAATCCTAATAGCGGAAACGGAATAAACAGGCCAGTAGAGCGGTTTATCTCGTCAGCCATGTTACGTGTCTCCTTGGTGGGCAGGAACCAGTGTCGCGGCGGTCGTAATTCCGGCGCATCAATGAAATCATGCAAGCGGATATTCGCGCCGTTACTCCTTGCATGCTCTCGAAATGCGGTGCGTGGTACATTCACTTCAGCTTCTTTTCGCATGGGCTAAGTTTGCCATGTTCGACATTACGTAACAGTTTCAATTACCTTGCAATTCAAAAGCGCTCTGAAACCAGCGCAATTGCACACCTTGACTCATTTACTACCAGCGGCGTCAAGCCTATGGTTAAATTCTTCTCGGTGCCGTTCTTCATTGCGCCGACGATGTCCAGCGGGCGCGGGCCTCGCCCTGCTTCCGTCACTCGCGAACCCATTGCCTGCGTGACGGGGTTTTGCCAGTAGCGGGTCCAGTGCTGATCGTGGACCGCGTGATAGCGCGTGGGGATGATTATCTTGAGCGGCTTGCCCGCTAACTCTCCGGGAATATAGCCGAAGAGCAAATCTGCCGGCTTGGTCGCGTCGATAATATACCCACTCTCGTCAACCAGTAATGCAGCGGCAATATCAACCAGCCACTCACTCCACGTCGCCCGGTTCACACGCATGGCTCGGAGACGGGCTTTCAGTCGATCAAGATCTATTTCCTGATTGCCCATACGAGTCCTGCTACGAGGGCTGCAAGTAGCTGCAGTGCAATCGCCGCGGCTGAGCCGTAGACGATAGACTGGAGCCGGTTCAGGTTGGTGTCCATCACCGCTACCTTTTCGGAAATATGTGCCACTTTCTCGTTTTGCAGTAATTCCACCTTCCCCGTTAGCACCTTCACGGCATCGATAAGATTCTCCATAGTGACCGCCAGCTCGGTCATGGGGTCACGGGTACTCATTGGGGGAAGGGGACATCGTTCCAGTAGGTCTTACTGCTCCTCAATCGCGCCTACGGTCGGCTCACCAAATCCAGTCGCGGCTCCACTGGTAACCAGCAACTCCACGGCCTTGCTGATAGTGCTGACGCCTTCGCCGAGATCTGCATCGGCACTGATTGTAACAGCGGTGACTTCCGAGCCATCGTCCGCGCCGGGGCGATTGCCTTTGACAAGCGCGCTGAACGGATTCGATGGATCGTCAGGGTTGGGTTCAATTGTAGCTGTGTCATTGCCGACCGTGATAGCCACGGAGCCGTCTTGCACTCTGGCCGGAAAGCCCTTCTTGTCAGCTGGGGCTGGAAATGTGATTTTGAATTGCTGTGAATCTGTGATCTGCATGAATGTAATATCTCCTGTCTCAATGAACCCTGATTCCACTTCTACTCGAAATGGCGTGAAGGGTTCTAGCGGTGATGGCGGGTTTGTTAGATCGGAAACCAGCCGGTGAATAGTTTCAAGTTCGTCTTTAATGAGCCCTAGATTCGCAATTGGGGCGAGTGCGTTAATGAGCGCATCAAAGCGATCCTTATCCAACCCTGCCTGCTCGTGCTGCGATTGCCTGATTTTAGCAAGTCGTCCTTGTGTGTCGATAAGCCGTCCGTCGAGTAACTCAAACTGGCGATCTCGCTTTGTTTTTACTCCCAGCATCTTTTCTCGATACTCAATCGACACGGGGCTGGATTCTCAGTGCGTCAGCGTCAGGAAGCTCAGGATCTCCCTACTTACCCCAATAGCCATCCAGATCATCAGGATGATAGCGCCTAGCTCACCCAGCGCTACGAGTAGCCAGCCTGTTGAGTGATCAGCTTCGTTAGGTGTGTAGTCTTTTGTACTCATGGCTGTTTCCCGTACCACGGCTGACAATCATCCGGCTCAGTCCGCAACGTGAGCGGAACCCTCTCGCCGGGGTGGTTCGCAGTGTAATCCTTCAACTTCCGCCACACTCTCACCTTGCAACTCGCTACGGGGATTAGCTTCTCACCGTCAACGATGGCTTTGACTTGCTGTTTGTCAACCAAGTCAACTTCGAATAACGGAGCATCGGAATTCACGCTCTCCCCTTGTAGCGGGGCCGTGAGTCGCCACTCCGTCAGATCGATATCACTCACTGGGAAGATGACTCCAGTCAGCCTGCGCTTAGTGAACGTCTGGACGCAATTAACCGACTCGTTGGGCTTGCTGTAGATGCAGGTGACGATCTTCGGCTCCTGCGGGATTGAGAGGATCAGAAAGAGAAGTGACGCGATCATTCTCGACTATCCCCTCCGCTCCAACCACTCCTCAAATGAATGGTCCTTAGCGAAGTTGCGGTTCGGGGCTTTCCGTTCGAGATCATAGAACCGTCTGGCTAGTGCTATTTCACAAAGAGTCATTGTTTTCCTTTGAGGATAAAATCAGTAGCTACTTAGAGCGCCCGTTTAAGCACTTGAATCCAAGTACGATTGAGCCGCATCCCGAATGGCGGTCATTGCACGCTTTACGGCTGGTCCCCCCTGAGAACCATCGAGCGCGGCGGTAACTGCCGGGGCTGCGGCAACGAGAATCTGGCCTACCGCGTCATCCGCTCCGGTCCTGTTCGCGTCTTTACCTTGTAGGTAAGTGCCGATGGAGATCATTCCCGCAGGTACAAGAATTTGGTATATCGGATTAAGGGATGCCATTTACTTTCCTTTCTGTGGTTCGTTGATTAGCCAAACACTCTTCCTCAGCGTGGTAATGGCCCACTGGAGCGGGGTACCAATGCTTGCAATAGTGACATTGCTCTTCCTTGTAATCAGGCTTAAAATCAGTACCCATTGCCACTTCCTCCCGTGCGCATCTTATCATCATCTTCTACTAAACGAATAGAGAAAGTTGCGCTGACGGCACGTCTACCTTCACGGACTCACTCCTGACTTCCCACTCAGCTTCACCCGGCCCTGTAGTTCCACTCTCCGCACGGGGACCGTCTCTCTCCATGCGAGGTAGCGACCGCCAGTGCGATACGCCTCGTCATAGGTTTTCTCGTTGAACCATGCGAGCAGACGAAACCCCCGCTCCGCACCGAAGGACGCCGTGAAGATCTCGTCTCCCCAAGCGACGTACTTTGGATCTGCGGTGAGCGCGTAAGCATAGCCAAATGAGTGAATACAGGTCGCGTTCAGTTGCCGCGCATCCGCTACCGCGCCGAAGTATGTACCGGGATAGGGACCACTAGCCAAGCCGCACCCGGCAGCACAATTCGTCCCATCCGTCCATGTACCGCCAACCTGATAGTACATCGCATCCCAGTTAACTGGATTGTAGCCGACGAGATAAAGCCCTTCGACGGCCTTAAGAATCGACATACGAACAGTTGTGTTTGCCGTGAGACGATGTGTGGCGATCATGCCTTCAAGTAAGATGCCGACATGGAACGGCTGCTCTGCGTTCCCGATCCAGAAATCCGGGTCCAGCCACCGCCAAGTGCCGTCAGCAAGTTGCAGGCGTGCGTAATAGTTGACTGCCGCATCCAGCGCCTTCGCCTGAAACTCGACTCGGATTACAGCGTCGGGATGGGTTCTGGCTACGTTCGCCGCGAACAGGAGCATATACCCGCCCTCCCGTGCGCCGAAGTACAACCCATCTCCGTTGATTCGTTGTCCTACCCAGAGATCAAACGCCTGTCGAGTAAAGTCAACTATCCACGGCCACATCTCCGGCCGCCCATCGAGCGCCCGCAGCATCAATCCGTTCAGGCTCACGCTTCTTGGGGCGATCTGATTCGTAAACGGAGTCCTGCCTTCGTCGATAAACGATGCCTGCCACCACGAGTCGGCGATCTTGCGGGCATAGTCGCGAAATCTCACATCGCCGGTGCGGTAGTAGTTGATGTACTGCACCATTGCCTGATCATAGTAGTTTGCGTCCAGGAACGCGTTTGACTCATCTCCGGTTGCAGTGGAGAAAGTGCGGCCTGACTGTGTCGTTGGTTGCCATGACTGGCTGAGAGTGAGAGAGGTGTCGCTGTTCACCGAGGCAAGAAAGCAGGTTTGTAGTGTGCCGTCTGCCGCGCGAATATAGACATTGAAGCGATTGATCGGGGCAGGGAAATCGGTGAGAAATGACGTGCCCGTCCCGGTGACGACTGCTGAACCGTGAGCGAGGGAGAGCGTGCCGCTCAGAACGTGGTATGGAGGAGCAGAGGGAAACGCCGCGCCGAATTGCAGTCCCTTCTCGATTGCATTCGAGTCAAACCACGTTGCCCCGGGAAGAGTTGCCGAGCCGCTTGTTACTTGCGGACCAATGATGAATTCAACTTCAGCGGACGGGAAAGAAACGGCCTGCGCGGAGATAGAGACAGAGGCGAACGGGATGAATAGCAGTACGTACAGAAGGTGTCGGATCATGGAATCGTCGCCACGTTTACCCATGCAAAAGCATTTGAAGAATTCTTCACGCAGGCTTGTAATGTATCTGCTACGCCTGTCCCTCCGGCAACATAGTAAAAAGTTCCGCGAAGCGCTTCCACGCAGGTTGGCCTTGTTCCCGAGGTGAGTTGTAGTGCGCCACCTGCAGTTGGGGCGGTGTCCGGCGCGTTCACCTTCAGCACGCCGTCCGTCCCGCTTGCCGAGTTGAAGTTCATCGCTCCGGCAAGGGTTGCAGTACCGTTGATATCCACCTTGAACAGATCCACGGATGCGGCCTGATTTTGAAACAGGATGAGATTGCCGGTTGGCGCTGAATCGGTAACACGCTTCCCGTACAATGCGTTATTCCCGTTCCCTGACTGGTTGAGTGTTACCTGACCTGTAACTGAGTTGAAGAGAAAGTTTGCCGCACCCCCGAACGAGGATGAGTTGTTGAACTGGATCTGCGTACTACTCCCTCCCGGTGTCCCACTGCCGCTACATGTACCCCATGTTTGATCGCCCTTGAGACAGGTTGAGGATGAAGCTGAGCCGGAACCGAGCCGTGCGGTCGCTACGGTACCCGATGCAATCTTCGTCGCGTCCAGACTGGGAATATCCGCCGCAACCAGCGCGCGAAACGATGGAGTCGCCGCTGAGCCTGTCGCAGGCCCGGCGAGGAGTTGATTGGCGGATTGGGTTGCGAGCATGGCGGTGAGGGTCCCTGTCGTAGTCACAGGCGATCCACTCACTGAGAATAGATTCGGCAAGCTAAGTCCCACGCTTGTCACTGAACCGATTCCCGCACCTGTCGCAGCCCACGTCCCATCTCCACGGAGAAAGTTCGATGACGACGGACTACCCGTGCCCAGTCGCGCAACATTCAGCACTCCGCCCGTCACGTTCGACGCGTTGATATTGGGCACGCCGGTCATGACGATGGAGGGAGTGGAGGTAGCGGTGCTCACCGAGAAGCTTAACCCACTCACTCCGCTTGTGGCTGAGACGGAAGTAACTGTACCTCCACCTGCCGGAGTCGCCCATGTACCGTCCCCGCGCCAGAAAGTGAGAGAAGAGGCGTTGGAGCCTGAGTTGAGATTTGCAATCGGGAGATTTCCAGTGATGTCAGTAGCGGCGTTAATTGATGCAACTGTGCTCAGTATGCCGCCCGTGGCTTTGACCCAGCCTGAAGAAGTGAACCTGCCAATTTGTTTACCTGTAGTGCTGGAGAAGATTGCCACTTGGCCCACGGATGCAGTGGACGTATCCGAGGTCACGTCCCCTGTGCCTCCGCCGCTAGGTTCAAAGATTGAACAGTTCCACGTGAAAGTCGAAGCTCCTGTTTGCGCCCGCACCGCATAAGCGCCGCGCCCGCCGCTCGTACACGGCGCGGTTGGCTGGCAGTCGGTACAGTAGCGAGTCTGATTCTCAGCCGGAACGCCTAGATTAGCATACGTGACCTGTCGCCACTGCGATGATGCCTGCCCTTGTACGGACATAAACGATGCTATAATAATAACGAAGGCCCAGCTGAACGCTTTTGACATTCGGCTGAGCCGTAACCAACAAAGTCTATGAAGGAGACCTTGATGGCTCGACCCTACCCTACCATATCCTGCTCGTCCCACATTGAAGACAACGGCAAGGGCTACCGCGTCTGGACCATTAACGGGCGAACAATTCGGGAACATCGACTGGTTATGGAACTGGCGCTTGGCCGAAGGCTTTTGCCAAGTGAGATAGTCCATCACAAAGACGACAATAAACTGAACAATGATCTGGACAATCTTGAAATTACAGATCGTGCTCACCATCGGTATCTTCACGGGTCGTTTCAAGATGATACCAGCAAAGAATGCTCGAAGTGTCATTTAATTAAACCTCTAACTGAATTTTGGAAGCGACAAAATCCCAAAGACCGTCGCGCCTATCTCTCGTGGTGTATCTCCTGCGACCGCGCTAAATACCGAAAAGATTCCGAGGGCGGCAAACGCCGCGAGAAGTTAACCCTTGCACAAGTTGCTAAAATTCGAGAACTTTACGCCACTGGCTCTTTTACGTATGTGCAAATTGGCCGTCAACTCAATATTCACTGCGCAACTATTGGTTATATCTGTCGAGGCAAGACTTGGAGACCTGACTCGAAAGGAATGTATCTTAGAAAGTAGATTGGCCGCTTGGCTATACGCCATCCCCGGCAGGAGCAGGATTAGTATCAGTAGTCGTCGCATCTTCTTCCTCTTTGATTTTCCGAACAATGAACAATGCGCCTTCGGTCCGTAAGCGTATTTCGTTCCATTGCTGGATTTGTAACTGAGCTTGTTGCAGTTCTGCTTCAAGTTGTGTGATTCGTTCCTGAATGGTCATCTGATTTTATTTACCCGAAAAATTGAACCCACCAGCACGGATGATGCGGTCCCGTTACTTGCGTTCTGGGCGAACTGAACAGTCAACGTCCCTGCCGCATTCACTGTGATCATGCCGGTGATGCGAACGTAGGCCGCCGTGACTGCCGTAATGCCGCCGACTGCTGTACCTAATGCCGTCGCGCGTGTTTCCGCGGCCAGTGTGGCAGCACTGAAGACTACTGCTTCATAGACGATCGCAGTCGCAGTTGCAGTCCCGGCAATAGCAAACTGCACTCCGCCTGCGATATTGCTCGACGTGTAGAGAATCGCCTCAAATTCATAAGTGCGCGACGCCGAGACGTTAAACGTCCGGTCCATCGTTATGTTAGCGAGTGTGACATCCGAAGTTTTGTCGAATTGAGTAGTCACCACTGCCGTGTCAAAGGTCTGGAACTTCCCCACCCTCTGTCGCGCAGTCGAACCATCATTCTGGTAAAGCGCAACCTCATCGGCGGCGAGATTAATGTCCATCCCGGTGTTCGACAACCAGCGATTTCCCGCTGTGCTGCCGGTGTTCTGGTTGGCGAGGGTGAGCAATGCGGTGCTTACATTGTAAAGACGATGGAGTTCTCCACTAACAGTAACATCCCGACAGCCAGTGAGGGTCGATCCGGCTGCGTTGGGAGAAACTCGTACTCCAAATGCCCCAGTACCGAAATCAGGATTATTAGTCGAGCCGGAAGATGCGGTGTAATCCCGAAATCCCATTACAATCGTTCCGGCGTTTGTGCCGCCTGAATCGATTATGCTGATTGAGTATCCATTACCACCCGCCTTGAGCCGCGCTTCACTTGAGAAGAGAAAAGCCGAGGTTTGCGCTGCCTGCACGTTGCCGCCGCTGGTGATACTACCTGACCCGCTCGTGGCGAGATTGATATTGTTATTACCGCTCGGTTCCAGTTGGCCGTTGTCGCCGCGAATACGCCAGTAGCCATTGCTCGTATTGCCGAGGATGACGTGCTGGAAACTACCTCCACCTGATCCTTTCTCACTGAGTAAGCCTATCGATGTTCCGTCACCGTAAAGACGCAGGCGGGAGTAGTTTGTGCTGCTGGTGAAGGATTGGTAAACGAGAAAAGTTTGATTAGTAGTACCATGTCGCTGGGCAAGCGTATCGGCGTCTTCCCTGAATAGAGGCGAGTCGCTGAACACGTTCGTAGCTGACAGGTAGGGCGTCGCACCCGTCGTGGAATTAAACGTACCGCCACTGCTGGGCGTCTCCCATGTCACCGTTCCCCCTGTATTCCAAGTTGGCACTTGCCCGTTGCTTGGAGTATCAGAGGCCAACACGCCGACGAGATATGTGTTAGCCGTACCGTCATGCACTTGCACCGCACCGCGACTGGCAGCCCATGCATCGGTGTCGAAGGCGACTTTAGCCACTGATCCCGTGGTGGGTGATGAGCTATTTGGAAGCGTAATGTCAGTACTGAACACCGGCGAGGTGGCGAAGACCAGCAATCCACTTCCCGTTTCATCTGTGACTGCGGCTGCGAGGTTTGCGCTTGACGGTGTAGCGAGGAAAGTTGCAACGTTTGATCCCAGTCCGCTCACGCCGGTAGAGATTGGCAAGCCCGAGCAACTTGAAAGCGTGCCGCTTGACGGCGTTCCAAGTGCTCCATTGAACGCGACAAACGCGCCCGCCGAACCGATATTAACCGCCAGTGCCGCGGCAACCCCAGTCCCAAGTCCGGTGATTCCCGATGAGACCGGCAGACCCGTACATGCGCTCAGTGTTCCCGACGACGGCGTTCCCAATGCGCCGCCATTGACGACGGGAGCACCGGCAGAACCAACATTTGTTGCGAGCGCAGCTGCTACTCCGGTTCCAAATCCTGAGATCCCAGTCGAGAGCGCAACCTGTGCCCATGCGGGATTGTTACTTGCTCCGGTGTTGCTCAAATATCTCGTCGCATTCGTATCCTTCGCCAGCGCGGAGAGAGTATCAGGTGCTGAAGCGTAGAGCGTATCCCCCTGAACCGTTGTCGGAATGCTCGATCCCGGTCCAGCGGCTCCATTTGCTGCGGCGGTGATGCGTCCTTTCGCATCGACTGTCAGGTTCGTGTTCGTGTAGCTGCCCGGTGTGACTGCGGTGTTGGCCAGTGTTGCCGCTGCTCCACTCGTGGTCACATCGCCTGTTAGCGGGCCAGCCTGCGCTCCGATGTTTGTGCGGGCCGTACTGGCGCTCGCTACGTCGCTCAAATTATTCGCCTGCTGCAGGTATCTCGCATCCGCCTGCGCTTGAGTGATTCCTGAAGCTATTGGTGGGCCAATTGAAGAACCATTCGCCTGCAATACGACGTTATCGACGAACATCCCAATTGCGCCGCCTTGATCGGTGATGCGTAGCTGGTTTAGCGAAGTCGCAGCGGGAATAGCAAATTGAGCAATTGGAATTGCGAGCAACTGGTAAGTCGCATTCGCCGAGTCAAACCCAAAGAATCCGGTATTGATCGTCACCGGCACGCCGAGCGCCACGCCTGCGCTGAACCACTGGAAGACGAGACTGCGCTTTTTGGGCCATGCGGCTTTCGGCGAGATAAACACACTGAGAATGGCGTAGGTATCCAACGTCAGTGGCGCGAGAGCTTGCAGTTGCACGTAAGCTGCGTTGGCGACGTTCGTTCCTTCGATACACTTCGTCCCGCTGAACGGATTCGTTGTTGAGTTGACATTCCAACCAGACCCACTCGTAGTCGCAGTCCATTCTGCGTTGTCAAGGTAAATGTCGGTATTGCTCACTCCGACAGGTTGAGTAGTATTCGCAGTGACGAGGACAAAGGTAAGGAGCAACTGCGTACCCGGATCGACATCAGGCTGAGAGGGCTGAGACGCGGCAGTTCCGGTGATGACCACCACGCTCCCAGTGTCGTCGAGTGCAATCACGTCGATGCGATCCAGCGTTGGATCTGCCGGATCGAGCGTGACCGTGTCCCCGGTCGAGGTAAACAAATCTCCCTGAATCAGGTAGGTCGCAGCCGCTACCTGAAAGTCGTAATCGTCAACCCAGAAGACGCCTCCGCCTGAGACAAGAGCGGAGATATTCGGCGTCTGCTGCACGGCAGCGGCAACTGAAGCGAGGACGAATTCCTTGTTAGCCGCGTCCGTATCATCCTCGGGATCTGCGACATTCGTGAGCTTGAATCCGCCCATCGACTCGTCCGCCGCGAAGGGTATGGAACCATCGGCCAGAATCGCACCTAGTCCCCCAATCGCTGAATCAACGTAGTCCTTGTTGGCGATCTCCGTCCCTGTGGCGGGCGTGTCTACAGTTGCGCCAGTCAATAACCCATTGCCGTCGAAGTGGGCCGACGAGTCGAACTTAATCGTCTTCCCGCCCGTGCCTGAGGCGAGCGTCACGTTTCCATCGACTGACGACACCTCATTCGAGGTAACGTTCCCCGCACCTGCCGCTTGATTCGCTGGTTCGTACTGATTGTTGGCTTGATTATAGACGAGTATCTGCGAGTCGAGCGGAACAGTATCACTGACATCTACACCTTGAATTGCAACTGCGTCTCTCACGAGGGGATCATTCGCGCCCCAGACTACAGGTGACGCAGGAATGTCAGCTGGAATTGTAAGTAAGACTGTCCCGAGGTCTGTGTCCAACGCGGGATGTTGATCGAACGCCCGATCCAGTAGCGCATCTATCTGCGGCGCGGTATAGAAGATCGAAGGCGGATTGGCGAGAAAGACCGCGAGATTGTACGCGGAGAAGTCTGCCCATGTTGTCGTCGGCGCAAGTGACGACGGCACTACCCATTGGGCCTTGCTGGAGATTTGTAGTTGCTGGATCAACTTCCCGCGCGACGAATAAATTCCCGCGCTGAGAAAGATCGATTGTGGTGCCGGGTCCTGAGCGTCGTCTGTACACCATAGCTCGGTATCCTGATCGACGGTAATCAAGCCATCCGCAATCGAGCAGGGAGTAGTAATCCAGAATCCAGTCGTACCCGTACCGTAATTGATTTGAACATTATCCGAGGTAAGGAACGAGCGCGAGTACCACCAGCGAATCTCGCACGGCCCGTTGCGTTGGTCCACGAGAGGCTGGATCACAAACCCTGCGGCTGTAATTACTAACTCTGACATCTAAATTTATTAAACGCTGATAGTGGTATAGAGTACCGTTACAATTAGGGAGTTTTCGTCATCTCCTTGTGTGAACACGCCATCTCCTTGATTGTTAACAGCCAGTACAATCGCGTTATCGTAAAGGCTGTCCTTAATGTTATTGAATGCAGCGGTTACAGGACTACCAAACGACGCGCCAGTTTGCGCAGGAGACGCGTAGAAGGCTACAGACCCATCGTACTGATATAGGGCACCTCCAGCAAGCGGTCCGGAAAAAGTAAAGCTGTTATCGCTTCCGAGGTTAATATTGGTCGTTAAACTGACATTGAGGTTGTCGTATGCTACCGGGATCACGGACCGCACCATCGCAAAGATAGGAATCTGCAGCTGCGTAGGTATTCCTACGTAGTCGATGACTTCCGTGGCGGGAACGATCACAACCGGCGTGACAGGAAGCGCCTTAATCTGGGCGTTCGTTAGCGTGACTGTCTGAGAAAAAACAGACACTGCAGAAGGTTGCGGTCCGGGCATAAGAAGGCTCTCCTTTATCCGATGAATCTGAGATAGATTGTTACAGTCGCGGTGCCGCTTGCTGTCGGCGAGTACAAAAAGATTTGCGCCAGCGGGATTGAATTTCCCGCCGCTCCCGTGGCGGAATCCTGAAATGGGGTGCCCGCCGCTAGACCACCGCCATGCGTATCATCCAACTCTGCGGCCGTGCCGCCTACTTTGATAGCGACGTTAGAGATGAAATTCAGCGAGACGCAGGGGCCTATAAGGTTCTTTGGTAACGCATAGCTGAGATTTACGTCAGTGACCAGATCGTAAAGTGATCGGGCCGTGGCCGTGGCGGTCAACTGGACCGTATTGTAAAAAAACCTCTGCTCTGACATCTACGCGCCTCCAATCCAGCCATACTCACGAGAGAGATGCGTCAGGCTCATTTCTCTCAGCCTTGCCGCGTCCCCGTATACGACTCCGCCATCAGGAACATTTTTCGTTACAATACTGCCCGCGCCTATAAAGGCGTTGGTGCCAATTCGCACCCCCGGCAATAGCACGGAACACATACCGATGACGGCGAAGTTTCCGATGATCGGAGGACGCGCATCGTAGTTCATGTTCCCGCATCTTGGCCTCTTATCATCTGCACAGAAAACTCCCGGCGAAATAAAAACATTATCGCCAACGATGGAATCCGGTGGCAGGAAAACACCTTTGCCAACGCGGGTATTATTGCCAACGTGCGTTCCCCGTCCAATCTCTGCATGTGAGCCGATACTGCAGTTGGTGCCGATTACGACATCGGCCAGCACTACCGCGTAGTGCCAGATCTCGGTCCCTTCGCCGATCATGGCGGATTGGTCCACAAAGTTAAAGGCACCATTAGAGAATTGATTCATTAGACTGTGCCCCATGTTATAATTAGCGGACGCTGGGATTGTTTCCGCAGTCTCAGCGTCCTATCAATCGCAAACCTGAATCGGAGGTTCACGTCTTGACTCAAGGAAAACACTTCAATACTACACATGGCTATTCTGGGACCCCTACCTACAGGGCATGGGAAGCTATGATTCGACGTACTACCAATTCTCGGGATACGGACTACGCCCGATATGGGGGACGTGGAATAAAAACCTGTGATCGGTGGTTGAATTCGTTCGAAAACTTTCTTGCCGACATGGGCGAGAAACCAGAACCGAGTCGTTTGTATTCGATTAATCGCCTTGATAACAATGGGCACTACACTCCAGAGAACTGCGAGTGGACCACATGGGACAAGCAGAATAGAAACTACAGTCGAAATCATCTCATTACATTCAATGGCAAAACTCTGTGCTTCACCGACTGGGCGCAGCAAATTGGAATTTCGGAATTTGGTCTGTATTACCGATTGAAATATTGGACCCTAGAAAAAGCATTGACCACTCCGTCGAACCGTCGTTCAAAGAATTGACTGGTAAATTGCCCGCATCGCAGTTGCCATCTCAATGTCGGAAGGGATTCGATCAGGAGTCCGAGGTTCTCGATCTCCCTTAAAAATCTCAATAAATTCACGAGCCATCTCACGTTGGTCGCCTTCGGTGATCCAGTAATGCGAGTAGGGATTACCTCGATAGGAAATAACCTTTGCTCCGCATAGATTTGCTTCCATTCCTACTCGGTTGAAATCGCCATATCGAACCCCGTTCCAGTAGAAATCTATACTATTCAGGACGTGTCTCCATTCATCGTGAGGCCACGTTAAGGGCGAAATAAACGCGCCGTATGAACAGCCGTTGCGGTTCAGTAGCGGCATCCAGATCCGGTGCTGGTCCGTGGGGACATAAGTGGCATGAAGGGACGCGTCCGGTATCTCTTTATAGATCCAGCTCCAGCACACAAAAAGATCGTAGGCCCACTTGATTGAGTGGCTATTCTCACTTGTCATCACGCTCGGATTTCCAGCGAATTTGCCCCTGCTTTTTGCCGCTCGCCAAAAGGGTAAATCCAATCCTAATGGAAGCAAATGAACCTTTGTGTTTTTATCGGCCATCGACTGCATAATCGCTTGGTGACGCGGCCAAAAAGTGCAGATAGCATCTGCTGTTTTTAGCCAGTACATCCAGAGCTGCAGACTATCCCCGTGTCCGTATCCCATTTTACTTTCACTGAAAGCTGAATTGATTATGTACTCAGGTGTCCCATGTGAAACAAAGACCATTTTCAACGGACGAGTTAACCGCTTTCGCATCTCATTCGGGAAGTGCGTATGCGGAACGTGAATGTCCGCATCTGCGTATTGATCCCACTCAGCAGTTGGGACTTCCTGAACGTTTATCAAATAACTGTCTAGGCCAAGCTTGCGCTCGGCCAGCATCAAGGTTTCAGCGACCCGATGCATTCCTGAGAGATTGTGGGCCGACCAGTGACAAATCTTAAGAGGCCGTTGCGCACTGGCGGCAACCATCGTTGGCATTGCCCGTTTGCGAATCTTGTTTGCGACTTTCTTCTTAGTCGTCATTAGCTCGCCGCCGTACTCTGTGCCGTGCTCACGTTCAATGACTGCGATGCGTTCTGACTCGTCGCTACGCTCGCAGTTGCGGATACCCCACTCAACGTCGCACTACCCGCTACCGAACCAACAGTGGAGATCGTCGTACTCTGCGAGAGGTTTTGTGACGTGGCAGTTGAAGTGGACGATGATGCGCCAGTACCACCCGCCGCTGCGGAGACGCCCGCTGATTGGGCTACTGAAGCCGCAAGTCCGGCGGATGTCGCACTACTCGTCGCAGTCGCCGAACTCGTCACGGGATACTGTCCCGCAATCATCCACGAGCCATCATATTGCGTCTCCAGCGTTACCGCCGCACCTGCGGCACTGAGCGTGGTCGAGAACGTGCCGTCTGTGATCGTAACCGTATTGCCGGATGAGTCGTCGGGATCGATCGCAACGATGAGTCGATGCACAGCGTTATCGTTCACCTTGTACAATGTCACTGTGAATCCGGCGCTCGTGGCATCGCAGACGATCTGTGTGTCGTCCAACTGGGCCGTGTAGGCCGCACTAACATTCTTTGTAATGACCTGTCGGGTGATGTTGTCAATTGCCATCGCGAGTCTCCTTTAGTGAAATCCAAATCGCTGACGGAAACCCGCCAGTGCTGCTTCCCTGTCCCAGTCGCTGGATTGAATGGTCGCTAAACATTTATCGCAATACTCAACTGGGCTGTTGTCAGGCGGGGTAAATCCAAGTTGTGCAATCACTTCCTCGTCAGTGAGATCGTAGAGCGGGTTGATAATACGCGTCACTCCGATGTCTAACTCACGCGGAAAGGTCATTCCGATTACCCCACTCACATCTGACTTCTTATATCCCGTGAGAGTGATGTCATGCTTGTAATCAAACCTGCGCGTGAATCTACGATACTCCCCATGCGCACATCTCTCACCTGCGACTACGGACGAGATTAGTGGTACGCGAGCTTTCCCGATGACGTATTCATCGATTTGGGTCAATCCCTCTCCGTCGGGAATGAGATAACGATCCGCGCTCGGCCATGAGTAGACCGTGAGCGAGTGGTCGCTGATTACCTGTCGTGCGAAGTCGCTCAATTCATCTCCGAAGAAGTAACAAGGGCCGATGAATCCTGCTTCGAGCGCGAACTGCAGGAGTAGTAGTGAATCTTTGCCAAATGAGAGCCAGAGCGCAGGGTTAGTTGCGTGTTCGAATATCTCTCTCATCCGAGTGCCATCGACGCGGCTCCCATCCCTAAATCGAGGATTTCGCCGAACAAATTCTGTCCCGCCGCTGTGTTCGACGTACCTGTTGAGCCGGTCTGCACAATACGCGGGGCCATGAGCGCGGCTAAGCTCCCCAGTTGGCCCATGCGTTGGTTATTCGCATCGTACTGTCCGGCGCGCATCTCCATCCCCTGTTGCTCGTCTATACCACGATTCGCCGCGTTACGTCGCGCTTCCAGCATCTGCGGCGTGGCGTAGCCTCCATTCGGATTCAGAAACGATGAATTGAGTCGATTTCTCGATGCAGCAGCACGAAAGGGAATTGTCGGATCTAACTCCGGCGTCCAGTTGGCAAACTTGTCTATGTACTGATTCGACTGGGGCTGGATCTGCCCATAACTCGCAGTGGAGGAGGTATTTGTTTTCGAGGTCTGCTTCGGCATCGGGGGAATCTATGCTGCTTGGGCCATTAAAATTTGTTCCCGTTGAATTGAATACCTGATCCATTTGATGACGCGGCGGCGATACGCGCCCTTGTACATGACAAGCCCGTCCGGCTGGAACTGGATGTTAGCACATAACTTGCGCACACTGCGATGCTTTTCTGCGACCCAGACAAAGGCTTCGCTAAGTCCAAGGTTGAGTAGATCGTAGAGCAGATACGAGATTACAGACTTGATGAGTTGTAGGTTCGCGCCTCGCCGAGCCATCAGATGCCCCTCGAACTGGCCCTGCTCGTGGTGCTGGATGATGACAATTGCAGTGAGCGCGGGATCGAATACTCCGATGAAGGCGTGGTTTACGTCTGACAACTTAGCAAGTAGATCGTCCACCGAGCCTGAATTGAACACGCGATCCATTTCCACGTACCATTGCGCGCGTCCGCGATCCCACTCGTAAGCGAGTCGGAGCAAATCCGCGTCAGCAACCGTCAATCGCCGAATCAGGGCGCGATTTGTGTCCATACCGCTGCTCCTAAGGCTGCGCTCTGGCAGATGTATGTCGTTGGCCCAGTCGTATCGGTCCATAGAGAGTGGATCTCGTATCCGTCCCCGCTATCGTCGTTTACTGTTGGCGCGGCATTAGTGACGTTACTCTTAGCTGCTCCGCCACTTACTACCGGAAGCACTCCAGTAACGCCGTTGGTTAAATCGATCTGTGCCCATGCCGGGTTATTCGAGGTTCCGGTATTGGAAAGGTAGCGAGTCGCGGCGGCGCTCTTGGCCAGCTTGCTCAGCGTGTTCGCGGCAGAGGCAAAGAGTAGATCCCCCTGTGCGTAAGTTGACTGTCCCGTGCCTCCAGATGTCTCCCCCAGCGTCCCGCTAAGCGTAATCGTTGAGCCTGCAGTGTTGAACGAGAGCCCGCTGAGCGAAGTAGCAATGGTGACATTGGGACCACTGGCTCCATTGATTGTCGTGACAAATAGGTTGACATCGCCAGTGAAGGTGCTGGAGATGCTATCAGGCGGGAGCGGGACTGCGTAATTGTAATACAATTGAGAGGGGTTAAGATCTGGATTTCCAAGTTCGTCGTCAGCCATCAGCGTCTCGCTCCTTGAACTGCGATTTCCAATACTAATTCATCAATTCTGTCGGGAATGCCTATACCATCCCACTCTCCTTCAATACAAAGATTTGAAAGATCAGCATTGGGGCAGTTTACTTGGTAGCGAACGGTCTGTTGCACTTGCGTAGTGTCAGGAAGGTCGATATTTCCTGTTATCGAGCCAGTGCCATTCTCCAAATCAGTCACGTTAATATCCTGAGTAACGTCCCATGTGTAGACTTGCAGGAAAGCATTCGTGAACTTACCTGTTGCGTGAGTAGCTTTCACTGTCTTAGACCGCAATTCATTGCCGCTGTCTACCACAGAAGGCGCAAGTCGCCACCTGTTCCCTGTTGTCCCTGCCGCAAATCTCATGGTTCGCGTAACGGGAGGAGTCACCGGCGGCGGCACGTCTCCTTCCGGTGCCCAAACGGTCATCGTGAATTGTTCGACGTGCAGGGTCATTTATACAGCTTCCGGTCCATGTTCGGCTGCATTCGCGTCAGTTAGCGTCACCGGCGTGTCCGCTGGTGTGGAACTTTGAAACGATTGATTGAATCTGAATTCACTTGCGGATACTTCACTCACCGTCCCGACACGATCCACGCTATCCTGCCGCATTACGCCTGCGTATTGCGATGGATTTTCCGTGGCGAGAAAAGTGAATTCGACTTCCTTCACGCCTGCGTGATCAGGTAATGCGTAGTCGCTGTCACCGGAGCAGATCACTCCCAGTCGCAAGGGAGCGTTGGGCTCCGCGTTGACGAAGGCGTACTCTAAAGCAGGAAATGGAAAAGTCGGCACGCCAATGCTGTACCCACTTGCCGGGGCTTGCAGCGTGAAATCATCCGTATCCGCAAAGGGTCGTGTGTAGATCCACGTAGCAACATTCCCTACCACAGTCGTCATATTGTCCGCGTAATTCACCCAATCGGTGACGGTAAGAATGACGTTCCCACCACTTAATGAGAATTCCAGTTGCGTATTTTCGTCGTAGCCGAATACTGGAGTATTGGGTGAATTTGGACCACCCGAATCGAACACTGTCGCGTCTCCTACTGTTCCATCACCGGGATCGAACTCCACACCCCACTGAGACGTCTCACTCGGAGCTGCACTTGCCCCTGTAAACGTTCCCGGTACGAGACAAGTGAGTTGCGTGTAGTTACCGATCACGCAATCACTCCCGCCAATTTGCACGAAACATTGCTTGATACCGGGACGGAGCGAGTAAGCGGGTGGGATTCCCGCCGCGTCCCAGCCCCAACGACCCGCGAATACCGCAACGTTCGTATGCGTTGGATAGGTGACGGGGATCGTCTCAAGTAATGTCGCATTCTGGCGTATCTGTACATCAGTACCGTTGCGCGTCATCTTGAAGTTATCGGTCTCACTGTAGGAGTAGATAGTCTCGCCGTTGTAGGCGAATGAGTTGCCAATCCAGAAGTAAGGCGAACCAATCACGTCTTCTCTGAAGTGGAATCCCGTCAGTGGACTGGTGTAGGGATTGAATAAATTTGCATCTGCGTTGTCGATGAGCACGACATCGATTCCAATTCCGATATTCAGCACGCGGAACTCAACGAAATCACTGGTTGAATCAAGATTATCCTGCGTGTCAACAGCATATCCCAGCCACGGCTGATAGTATGGAAGTGAATAGCGCACCTGTGCCGGAGTTACCTCGACATTACGATTATTCCCATTGAATACTGCAGACGAGTAACGACTTGGGCCACTGGCGTTCAACGCTCGCGGAGGAGCGTTTAACGGAGTAAGAAACACCCACATGCCGTCCTGATTGACGAGGTTGATTTTGAATCTTACAGATTCAGTGTTCGAGCCAATCGTGCAAGTGGACTGTGCGCGTCTCGCCACGAAATCAGTGAAGTGACAACTTGAAGTATCGTGCACGCCCGTCAGGCAACTTCCTGCCTCAGTTTGCTCCATGTAGACGAAAGCTTCAAAGTTCGCAGGTACATCGCTCACGCCACATTCCGCTGGTGTGTCCGCGCGCACGTAGGCGCGATGGGTAAGATAGACTTGATTTGCACCTGTCCCCGCCACGTCGTTCATTGCGTAGGTATCGCGCAAGTCGGTAGTCGGAGCATAGATCTCACTTGCGTTATCAGGGGGAATTTCTTCGACATTGGACCAGTTTGGCCCCGCTGGATCAGCGGTGAGTTGCGAATAGAATCCCACTCCTTCAGGAACGCTGAGCAAGGGTTTGTGATCGCCGATGCGCTGAGTCGGGTCGTTGAGATCGTCTGGATTAGTCTCCCCGTTAATGACCATGAGATCGCTGAGCGTGGCGTTCAAGTCCTCGTGATGCAGCACGTCATCTCCATCGCCCGTCACCGCGTAGCCGCCAAGGAGAAAGGTAGTGGATTGATTCTGACCACTCACTGCGGTGTTGACGTTATTCAAGGTCCAAAACAGCACGTTATTCTGATAAACAGTAATGGAGCCTGTCGTTGGATGATGGACTACGACGATCTCAAGATAGTCGGTTCCATCGAGCGTGCCCGATGACGTACCCAGTAATGTCATTTGCGCATCGCCGCCCTGATCTACGCCGCGCAGGATGATGCCTGAATTTGCCACGCTCGCTCTCGTGGCCTGCAGCGTATTGTCGTCCATGATGTTGATGGCGACTTGTACGGTTGCACCAAACACGTCTTCAGGAGCATCGGTGAGAGTGAGGAGACGGCCTCCGAGTGTGCCCTGTGCGCTGAGTTGCTCAACGTACAGTTGCACGATGCGAGTCGATTGCGCGGTGAGTTGCTTGCCGATCCAGAGCGGATAGTTGCCGCCATTTACAGTCGTAGCGGGGGTGAAAGTGACGCCGCCTGAGCCGTCCCGGCCTGAGTTGACTTCCTGCAGGATTGAGCCATCGTCGAAATCAGGCGACACGTCGTCGAACTCCGCACTAAGCAGATCGTTCTCGTACTCTCGAAAGTCAGCGTCGAACTCTCTCAACTGTCGCGGCCTCCCACCGTCACCTCCAAATGATCTCCCACTGTCGCCACTCCACCCAGAATCATGTCTCGCTCATCGCTGCTAACCACGTCATCGTAATTCCACATCTGCTGCGCTACTGAATATCCCAGCACACGCGTGGTCCAGAATCCGGCTTCGTTAAGTGAGTCTGCAATGTGAAAGAATAAAATCACGTCCTCAGTTGGATCGTACCCTACCAGTACCTGAGCCGCATTCCAGTTGCGCGTGATCTCAAACACTGGAGCCGCCCAGTTACGTTGCATCTCGTCGTCATTCTCGCTGGATCGCGTTGGGCCACCAAGCGTGAATCCGTACAGTACTCCGTCGAGGAAGATGAGTTGGTTCTCGTGTGCGAACCCATCTGTCCAATAGGGGCGAATAAGAATTGGGGTTACATCGTCAGGAGTGGCTTGAGCAATCTGTAAGTGATTAGTAGTGGGTAAGTAGATTCGTCCCTGTGCCTCAAATGCGCCCAGAATCGTCTCGGGAGGAGAGGATGAGAACGCGAGGGTTAGTGGGGCTGCTTCGGGATTTGTCGGCTTCGCGGGCACGATAAATGGCCCCGGTGCGGTAGCTTCAGGATGCGTTGTAAATCCCCGTCCCTGACAACTACACCAGACGAGGTTTGAATTCAATGAGACGACGTAGTCAGCTTCGACGGGGGGATCGTCGGGCGTGGTGAAGTCTACCTTGTCGTTGAAGATCACCTCTGCATCCAGCCATTCGATATCAAACGTCCCTCCCGACGGGGATACGTCGCTATCCGTACAGGTAATGTTCGGGAGTGTTTGCGTTGCGGGTTGATAGAAGAACCACGGCCCGAGGAGATTTGCCTTCGTCGTGCCCAATGAGGCAAGAAAAGGGGTAACCGAAATGCGCCATGCGTTCTGCCCGTTCGCAGTATCCATCGTCGGGAGCGTGACGCGCACTTTCTGTCCGGCAGTGATCGTTACCGAGGCCGGGAGCGAGGCGAGATTGTATCCTCCTGTCTCCTTGCGTGCGGGCTGTGCTACGACTGAATACGTGCCCGCCTGCATTCCTTTCGTGCCGCCTGCAACTCCTGCTGCGCTCACCCCGGTCGGCATGTCCATACCGAGAGTGAAGTTAGTGTAAGTTCCTGCTGTGGGATCAAGCAGGCTCAACTGGGGCTGGAGGGTCATCGTGAGAGACGCGCCGGGAAGATCTACGCCATTGATGCGCAGTTCACCAGTTCCAGCCGAGAAGTAATTGCCCTTGTCGGATTTGACCAGACTACCGCGCAGGAAAGTTGCGCGTTGATTATCGCCAATCGCCTGAATCTTCTGGATCTGCCAGCCGGTTAGTCCTGAGATCGTCGTGTCGGGCGCTTCCCATACAATCATTTCAGTATCAGAGACAATTCGCTGTGGCTGGATCAGCCAGCTCGCCACACCGGGATTGATGACCACAATACGCTGGCCCAGTCCGCATTCGGTGACGAATTGCGTCCCTGTCCCGGTAATAGTCGTGGAGTCTGCTGTGAGTTCGAGCGTGCCCGTGAGTGCGACTTGATCGAAAGTTTCGGGAGTATCCGGGGAAACATCGCCCAGACCGGGAAGACATTCTTCATAGAGTAGGCCATCGCGTCCGCGGGTAATTAAGCCCTTTTTGCGAAATATCCGATTATCTTCATCTCCCGTGCGCGGCTGCGTGGGGAAATAGGGACCAGAACGAATCACGCGAGGTGTTAGAGTTTTTCCCATCAGGCAGCAATCTTCGCCCCTCTGAGGTATTCAGCGGCGCGATCTATAACGTCACTCTCGGCTTCCGCGGGCCAGTCTGTGTCAGTATCGGGATCATCTGGGACCGTCAGCACAGTGGCAATAGTCAGCGACACGTCGCCGGTGCGGGTTAGATCTGGATAATTCTCGCCCGGATCGGCCCAGTAGAATTCGTCCGTGCCGCGGATGGAGTAGTAGCCGAGACGATCGTCAGCAGGATTGATAAAGGAGATCCAAGGAGTGTAGGTCATTAGTGGGCCAATCGTTGGTTCGTCATCGATATAGACCGAAGACCCCCAGACAAAGGTCGTCATTACTTCATCGGGAATTGTACCGACGCCGTTTGTAAGCGTGATTGCGTGCGTTTGCCTGAGTAGCGACTGCTTGCTTGAATCCCCACTCGCATACTTCTGCGTCACTTCCTGCAATACGCTCGGCATGATCGACTCGGCGACAGATTGCGTGTTGAGATTCGCAAGCTCCGCCTTCTCACCGCCACGCTGGGCTTCGAAGATGATGCGGGTAATCAGTTCGGTATAAGTCATTGCTTAATTAAGCTAAGGTGCAAACTCAAGATTTAAGGTTTCTCGTGAAACATCTAAGCTGCCTCGTACTTCGTCTGCGCATCCGGCGTCGGATTCGTCTGCGGCTGGATCTGGGCCATACCTGATTGCAGTGCCTGAATCCACTGATTGAAGAATCCACGCGCCTGTCCTGACTGCTCCAGATACTCGTCATCACGATAACACTCAGAGATCGCTCCCTGAACCATTGCCGGACCGAGGATGTCCGGCAGGAGAATGTCAGATTCCAGATCGAGCGCATCTGAATCAGGCCGCTCATACGCACAGACATCGACGATCACCTCGTCAACGGTTGGATAGACGCGATCCCCGACAATAGCGTACTGATACACCTTCACTTTGAACATCGAATTAGGATTAATCACGCGCAGTTGGATGTTCTCAACTTCTTCCAAGGTAAGCACGCGGCCTGTTTCCGCGTCTCGCACTGCTCCGTATGCACCCACGACAGGGAGGCCGTCTGCGTTCGTGGTGACTTGATCGCCGTAGCTGAGGGGATCTGTTTGCGACTCGATAAATCTGCGTAGGGGATTAGTTGCAGTCGAGGCAAGCGCAAGAAACAAACTCTCCTGCGCGTTAAGCATCTTATCCTTGAGATAGCCAAAAGGGAGAATGGACGACTGAAAGTTTGCGGACGTGAGCGGGACGGTGGCGTAGGAGGTCTGCAACGAGGCCGGGAGTGCGCCAGTGAGCGCGTTTACAGTCACCGCGATCTGTCTCAGAATTGTCGAATACGAAACACTCACCACCAGCCTCCATAAGACTCATCCATCGAGGATGCGCGAGTGGACATGTGATCCATCGTGGTCGATCTAATGTACTGCCGGAAGTCGTCTGTAATCCTCGCTTCGTCATTCTTTAATGCCAGCGCAATCTCCTTGCGATGACTCATATTGTAGCTGTCGTCGTCTTTCCACTGGCACGAGGGGAGGATAGACTGAGCGGCCCAGAGTTCGATGAGCGAGTGGAACTGGCTGAGAATGGGCGAATCCTCCAGACTCGCATTGCTCGTCCAGTCTGATCCCTGAAACGTAATGAGGTAACTCGCGCTCAACTGCGGCTGCGGCAATACTCGCACCCAGTTCGTCCCGTCATCTTTCGTATAGAAGGCCATTCGCATCGCCGTGCAATTAGAACCATCGGTCCACATCCAGCTCGCGATATTAACCGGATAAGGCCAGTCAAAGTTCATGTCGTTGAAGACGCGAAACTCGACATAGCGCTGAATGTAGCTTGGATTCTGTGGATAGTAGGTGAGGACTTGAACTGGTTTGCCAAATGAATTGTCGATAGCGAGGAGGTAGTCTGAGGTTCCGTTCGCCACCGTGAGCGTATAATCGGGTTTGATTACCCAGCTCGTCCCTGAGTTTTCCAATTGGCTGTAGAATGACTGCGTGGCTTGTAGTACTGCAAGTAAGATGCGACGAAGTGAGGGCTTCTGTGGCAATGGATCGTCACACAGCGTCCTCACTTCCGCGCTCATACCTTGAATTGAAGCCACGCATCACCTCACTCAGAACCGGATTCGTCAGCGATCTCCGACAGGTTGATACTTTCGTCTACCGATTGTGCATCCGTAACCTTCGGAGACTCAGGACGCATCACTGAACGACGTACAAGTCTCGGATTCGCGTCAGCCTTGCGCGAGAGTTCGGCTTCGAGTCGCGCAATCTTCTCTGCGTCAGCCGCGCGCGCAAGGGCTAGTCTCTCCTCGATCTTCGACTCGAACTGCGTTGACATCTGACGCTGAATGAGTTCCATGTCTGCTGCGCTCAGTCCTGATGGCGCAGGTTGCGGCATAGAGCCGATCATGCGGGCCATTTCCGCGAGCGGCTGATCCTGACGCGGGATACCGAGTTGTTGCAGGAGCATTTCCGTAACGGGTGAATACGAGTAGGACCATCCCCCCACCGAACCTACAGCATCATTCGCAATCGCCACTGTGCCCGACTTGAGCAACCCATGTTCGTAACTCACTTTGCGCGTGGCCCAGTTGCGAAATTCATCACACATGCGCAGGCGATCCACCTTCATCTTTCCGATGTCAATACGCATGTCGGAGATCTGTGCGTGACGGATTTGATCCTCCAGTCCGCTCAGTGTCAATTCCATTCCGTCACCAAACATTTCGCGCTCGATCACATCGAGAATGCCGTCTCCGGTCTCGTTGTGACATTCGTCCCATGATTTGCCGAGTAGCGCCGAGTCCTCATCCAATCCTTTGCGAATCCCGCCATCGTTCATTGAGTAGCGACGTAAGATGCGCAGCCCATCGCCGGGATAAACGGGAACAAAACCGAAGTTATTCTTCACCGCGTTCTCATTCAACGGAATCCCCTGCCATGCCACCGCTTGGAGATCGCCAAGATGGCGCATGGGGATGGGTTCGCCGCCGAGTTCGAGGATGGCGGAGAGTCCGCGTGGTACGAATCCGCGTCCGTAGCGCTGCAGGCAGGGAGAAGTTGTCTCCTCACCTCCCGTTGCCAGCCAGTCGATCTCCGCTTTACGCTCGGGGATAATCAGATCACCGGGAAACCACACCCAACGAGTGACGTTGGCTCCGGCTACGCGCTTGTCAAAATAGTTGACTGCGTCGAATACTTGGGGTTTGGGTCGTTCAACAACTGCGCTCATAGATCTCCTTAGTTCGAGGCACTCTTGGCCTGCGAGTTATCTTCCTTGGATTTGTCGATTGCGCCAAGATATAGGTCCATTAGTAGATGAAGTCTCGTTAATGCTTCCCTTACCCGATCCACTGCCCGATCGATATCTGCCACCGTAAAGCTATTTCCTGTAACGGTCATTCCTTTCCCCTCTCAGATTGAATAGACAATGTTATTATTGAACTTGTGTGCGCGACGAATCTCGGCCAGTTCTCCACGCTTCTTTACTCCACGCTCGGCCATCATCTGCAAGCCCCAGCGCTTGGCCTGTTCGAGTGCGACTTTGTCCAACTCGGGACGAATTTGCGGATTCGTTGCCACTTCCTGATTACGTTTGGAGATCGCTTTCTTCAATCGCTTTAGCTCACGTCCGTCAGGCTCCTTGTAGGTGCCGTAGCAGATCTCACCAAACTCATCCGCGGCGCGCTTGCAGCATCCGTTTGCGTGGTCTGCAATGATTCCAATATGCGGGAGCAAGTTGTACCAACCTTCTCGCGGAACCTCTCCCCAGATGTCCTGTTTCACGGTACGGAGTTCTGTGTCGATATTACAGAAGCGACAGGCGAGGACGTGGCCCTCGGATCGATCCGTATCAACCCAGTGAACAAATACCTTCCCGTCCTGCACCTGACTTGCGTCCCACTTGGCAAAGATCGAGATTAATTCCTCGACGCTGTAGAAGCGCCCCGGAGACTTGCAATAGCGACACATAATTGGGACAGGCTCGACGATCTTCAATCGATATCTCGTCAGTTCCCATGACTCCGCGATAGCCTGCGGTTCGTATCTCTCCTCAAGCAGCCACCTCGGCGGCGCGATGTCCACGTAGTCGTCGTTGCCAATGTCGATAGTAAGCGCGCGGTATTTCTGTCGCCATTCACCAGAAGTGGCGTTACCGAATTGATCCCATTCCACGTTCTCCCACTTGCGAGCCTCCCATGCCCAGATGAGCTTGACGATGGAATGACCAGACGGGCTGATGCCGACTACCTTGTCGATCTTCCGCTGGAAAGAAGTAGCGTCAAACAGCGGGGCGCGAAAGATACCTGCATCAGCCCAGTGCTTCTGGTCGTTATACGGATGGTTATCCATTTAGCTAACTAATCGCAATGCGCCTCGCGCTGCCTTGACAGGCCGCACACTTGCATCCTCCCAAGTATGCGGACACGATCCGAGATGACCCTTAGTACAGTTGCAGTTGTAACAAAGAATTTGGTAATCGGGTGACACTATCTTCTCTCGTCGTAAGCGTGCCCAAATTCTATTCTGCCCTGACGGGTGCCTTCGTTCTTCTGCGCCGTTATTGTTTACATGATCTAGGGTCAGGAAGTAGAAGTTTGACTCCCCGCAACATGCACACTTACCGCCGTACATCTCAATGACCTCTCGACGCATAGTCTCAGTCTTTAGACGGCTACGGTGAACACACTTTACACACGACAAGATCTTCCAATCTTCCGGCAGTTTGAATCCGCAGCTTACGCATCTGTGTTCGGCAATGCGTGTTTGCCGCCATCGTTCACCAGCAACCTTTCGATCTTCTTGGTGCCTCAAGCACCACTTAGACCTGCCTACCCGTGGCTCGCCGCACTTAGTACAGATCTGGGCCAGTTGACGCCGTTGCGCTCGCGCGGTAGAGCGCCTACCCTTCTCCTGACTACAGTCAACGCATTCTCGCGTTCCCCGCGTGTTCGGCCTCCCGCACTGAGCACACCGACCGTCACCTATTCTCCGGTTACGCCACCCTTTAGCCTTTTGACTGTTAATCACACGGCACTCAGCGCAATTTACGAACCCTTCTGAAGGAATCGCGCCGCAGAGAGGGCATAGCCCTTGCCGCTTTCTACGGTTGTAAGTATCCTTGTGCATGTCTGATCATTCTCCTTAATCCGGTAATGATTGGACCGTGCTCCGGGACTGTTAAGGCAGTCGCCGGAGCTTTTAGTTGGCCCATTGTAACATATTCAAGGATCGAATTAGCTCGCCGTTTTACTACCTATGACAAGCCATTGATTCGCCGATGCTGGACCATAACGAATACAGAGCGCCGTACAGCCCCCGTCCGCTAGAACAAAGTCCTGTGAACCGACCACTGCGGTCACGCCCGTCCTCTGGGTCGTGCCATCAATTGATGTGATATACACAGGTGAATTTGACGTAGCCGTAAGAGTGATCGCGATCGAATTCGCACCCGCGATAACCACGTTATCATCAGCGAGAACTGTATACGCAGTAGTAGGATTGACCACTTTACAGTTCTGCATAACGTTGTCGTAGATAAACGCCGGGTTACTTGAAGTGTTAGCTGCCATTGTTTACATCCTCCTTTAAAGACCCGCCGTTATCTGAGTAGCATAAGCGAGCTGAGCACGCTTAATGAGTGCCGAACCTCGACCTGAGAGCGTGGCTGGATTTCCTTTCCATCCAACCGCCTTCTGCCAGTTGTCCGAACCGGTCTGGTTCGCGCCCAGCAGCATACGCATGTCAAGTCCGTCTCGCTTATAGGGGCCGAATGGTTTCATCTCATAGATCTTGTAATCACTCGTCTTGGTGAGCGGTACGCGATCCTCATCATTGTCGGCGTCGAGAATGAAGCGTGTGTCGCCGTCGGTGTAGTCGCCCTGCACGCCTTTCATCGTCTCCGAACCGGCGTCTTCACGAAGGTAGTAGCCAAGATTGTAGCCTTGTTTACGAATCGTGGAGTACTGGCCGGGAGTGATAAAAGCTGTGAGATTGTTCTTAGCTTCAACTTGGTTATTGCGAGTCTGAAGCAGCGCCTTGCCGTTCTCGATTGCGGCTGGGGTTAGCAGCGCACCGGCGAGATCGACAGTCGGCACGTTGAGATCGGGATAGACTGAGGTGTCGAGACCCTGTAAGACGCGATTCTGGTCCGAGATGAGCCAATAGAGTCCGCGCATGGCAAGCTGGTAGCTGCCTTGGATGACGATTGGATCGCCAGAGCTGATCGTGCCGCTGAGCAGGTTAATCGTACAACTTGTCGTGCCCGGCGTGGTGACGGTGAATGTTCCCCGCACGGCTCCGGTAGAGGCGTTAATCGCCTGATAAACCTCGTCCGCCCACAACCACGTCGTGCCCTTGGTCTGGCCGGGAGTGGTGGCGGCAGTGGTTGTGCCACTGAGAGTTTGCGATCCCAGTGTGGTGATTGTTGACGCGGAGTAAGCCACCGCGCCATTACCAGTACCGTAGAAATACTGATTCATGCGCTTGCGGAAAACGTCCGTGTACTGGACCATGACTTGGTCATAGGACTGAACGTTATCCTCAGTGTCGTTCTCCATCGATTCGATAGCGGAACCCGTCCACAACATGGGCCATGCGGACATGGTGGGATAGACCCACATCGACACAGTCTGTGGACCATTGGCCTGATTGAAGTCGGAATTGTCCGGGGTAAACCACGTCATACCAGTGGGACGACGTGAGTAGTCGGGAAGTCGATACCCCTTCTCGGTGATCTTAGGCTTGTCTACCGCCTTGCCGAACGCGCGCATGCCGGGGTCGTTGTTCTCGAAGAACTGGCGCACGTCATCTTCCACCGCCTGTCGTTTCAGGTCGGTGATCTGACTGAATTCAACTGCTGGCATCGGTGTCTCCTTCTTAGCCAAACACTGACGCGTTCGTAAGCTGGAAGTCTTTGTCAACCTTGCGATTGAAGGCAAAATACTCCGGCGAGCCGACGGGATGGGGGTTTTGTGAGTAGGGATTTGTAAATCCCTGCTGGTTTCCACCGCTGCCATTAGTCGGTACGAATCGCCCCTGTGCCGCCGCCAGTTGGGTAGCCTGCTGTTGAGATGATTGAATAGTTCGAGTGCTGGTTGGTTCGGAGAGCCGTTTGGCGAAATCTCCCAATTTAAGAAGAATCCGCTGCTCGGCTAAATCCGCTGCCGCCTTTGCACGTTTGGCCGGGATGCTGTTCTGCTGGCCCATTTGCTCGTAAGCAATCTGAGCGGAGTAGCTCGTTGACCATTGGTTGACAAGTTCATCGAAGCCCTTGGTTGCGTCTGCTCCCAATGCTTTCTCGACAATAGGTCGATAAGCAGGCTGTTGCAGCGCCGCAATCGCTCCGATGACCTTTGCATACTCGAACTCGTTGATCGTCTCGTCAGTAGAAGGCTTCCACTGCGACGAAAGCTTCTGGTGAATGGAATTGCTCCATGCGGAGATTTTGGAATTGACACCTTCAGTGACAGCGGTTTCAACCTGCCGCTTAAACTGAGCTTCCTGTTGCTGAGTCTCGGTAGCCTTAACCTGCTCCTGCTGTTGCTCGTACTGAAGCGCCTTCAATGCTACCTGTGCATTACGAAGGGATTCCTCAGCGACCAATGGCTTTGAGTCCATTTGATCGAGAAGGTCCTCACGCGCCGCAGACGACATTGACTTGAACGCCTCGTGGTACTTTTCCGGTATCTTGGCCAGATCTTCCGTAGTTACAATTCCCGAAGCACGCAGGTTGTCGATGTTGCGATAGTCGTCAATGCGGTCCGGGTCCAACCCGTGCGCACGGTAGAGTTCTCGTACTACAGTGGTTGGATTGCCCTTGTCGTCTTGGATTTGATAGGAGCAGATCGTCGAAAAGAGTTGGTTAATTGTTCCCGGTGAATCTGTCTCAACCTGATCCAAGAACGGTCGCGGGTCGAACCCTGAAGGATTCTCCGTTGACGGGGTATAGAGCGCATTAACGAGTTCGTAAGCTGACTGGGCCAGTTGCGGATCGCCGACTGACTCGACGATGGGCTTCCAGTTATCCAGCGGCTTGTATTCATCGAGCGACTGATTGCGTGCTCGCAACTCCTGCCTTAGTTGAACAATCGCCTGTACGTGCGGATTGGTTTCCTGCCCCTTGAGATCGTCGTCGTTCTCAGGGATCTGGAAGGGAGCCGCAGCCTCCCCAGTTGGTTGTTCGGTAGAAGATTGCGCTTGCGATTCACCCTGAACGTCACCCGGAGCAGTGACCGCGCCGGACTCAGGCGCTTCGACAGCAGGAGATGAACTGTCGATTACTTCCGTTTGGGTTGCTTCGTCCATACTTGTCGTCAAATGACAAATGCCACTGACTCAGTGCGCAGGTTTCACGTGAAACGTTGCGGACCCAACCAGTGGCAAGTACCTATTAAAAGGTCGGTCGCCTATTCAACTGTCAGATGTAATACGTCTGCCCGCAGTTCGTCCAATAACTTCTGCATCCGGCCCAACTCAGATGCCATTTGCTCTATTCCGTGCAGGGCTTGGGCCTTACGGGAGGGAAGAATATCAGATTGCGAGCGTTTTGCAATCTTTATCTCAGGCATTAAGTGAGAGCGCGTAGAATGTATCCTGTCCATTACCTCTGTAGGGGTCACTTTTTCGCTCCTCTACGCCGCCGCCTGCGTAACCTGCCACTGAAGATCGTCAATTCGGTTCTTTAACGCCATCAACATTGCCCCACGAGCATTTTCCTCGACCGTCTCAAGGGGTAGTTTCCGTTCCGGTAGATCACGCGCCCAGTCTGAATAGCCTCGATAAAAAGCCTCCCACGAGGTCATAGGCATGGAAAGAAGCGCGTCGGCCATTGCGTATAAGCTCCCGGTTCCAAGGGATCCATAAATAGCGGTTTCAATCGGCACGAAAATTCCAACGTCGTGCGCATCGCCTCCCATGTTGATAACTCGGTTCCGGCAATTTTCCAATGCTTTATTCATCTCACTGGTAAAGAATTCCTTGTCTGTCATTTTTTAGCTGCTCCTTCGCTTGCGGGTTTAGCAACTGGCTTCTTCGGCTTAGCCTTCTCAATCCGAATCTTATGATCCGCCTCTACTTTCGCCGTTTCTTTATCCTTTGCCAGCTCCTTGTCCATCATCGAGGCTTCATGTTCGCGATCAAGGGCATTCTGCTCTGCTTCGTGTTGTTGAGTCGATTGCTCCTGCGCGAACTGCAACTGCGCACTCGGGTCCGGCTCGGTCTGCTCAGCCTGCTGATTCGCCTGCTGCTCCAGCGCTGCCTGCCCGACTGCGGGGATCGCCATACCCGCTGCCTGCACCTGACCTTGACCCATCGCAAGCGCGGACTCCTGCATCACCTGACCTTGAATGAGCATGCGAGTGAGGAGTTCGATTGCGAGTCTCAGCGGCATCGGAGCATTCTGGCCCTGATCCGTACGGAGCCAATTTGCATACCACTTCCCACAATCGGCCAAGTCTGGCTCAACTTCACTAATCGGCGGGTCAATTGCTTCAAGAAGGATTTGCGGATCGCTCACGCCCATCTTCGCCGCTGCCTGCATCTGATTGAGACGCTTGCGGCAGATAATAGCAACCGCGTCATAGCTCGCGTTGAGTTCGATATCCACGTCAAAGTCGCGTGCAGTTGCGGCGAGCATCTTTGGCGCGGCTTGATTGGCGGCGAGGAGCCCTTCAAACCCACCCACTGCGTTGAAGAATTGCATGCGATTCTTACGTCTAGTGTACGGTCCCTGCGGCATCTCCGAGTTGGGGACGACTCCGAAGATCAGATCCGCGCTCACGTCGGACGCCGCTAGCTCAATCCCTTCCTGTTCGCCGTACTCACCACCGAGATCGAAATAACGCTTCATCGGAAAGTGCTCTCGGAAAAGGCGAATGGTGTGCTCAGATCCCCGACGGCGCGCGTCGGCCTTGATAAGGAAGATTGGTTGATTGATCGAGTCTGCGTTGCCCTGATCGATCTCAGCCGCAGTGGCAGTCGTGTTCTGCGCCGCGATGCCCGGCTCTCCGTTAGCGAAATCTGTCACCATGCTCGTCTTCTGGAGCAAAATGTTCATGAAGTTCTGTGCGAAGCTAAAGAACTGGCTCGGCATCGCAGTAGGTTGAAACTGATAGATCGAATCGTGCAGCCTGCGCCCCTCGGGGAGTTTAGTGAGATCGAAAGGAATGTTCGTGCGTGGCGTGCCGATGTATTTGACGCGGGAGCCGCTCCAGATGGATTGATCGTAGCCAATAGCAGGAGTGTAAGTGCTAGTCATGTACTGAAGCGCTTGGTTGTTCATCGTGTTGAAGATCTTTTGAATCTCAACTGAGTCGGCCAAGCCTCGTCCTGCCCCGGTTTGCGCCTGCATGAACCACGTACCACTGACGATATGATTCTTGTGTCTCTCAGGATAGAGCGCGAGGACGACTGACATGCTATTCAATCCCACTGCACAAAGGCCGTCAGGGAATACGTCAGTGAGTTTCCCTTTGGGCAGGGGCGGACCTTCGATTGTCTCCTCGTCTCCAATGAGACTGATATCTGCATAGTCGTCTGGGGAGAGCCACATTTCACTGAAGGTGCAGGTATCGGATCTGTCACGTCTGTCGCGTCGATTGCCGAAGGCCGAGTAACCGGCCAGACTTTGCCCCTGTTTCTGCAGCGCGCGTAGCACGCCCAATCCCGTATCATCGAGGAGGCCATCAGCCGGTAGCAGCACATTCCCCAGTACGCGATCCACTGCCCCTTTCGGAATCTCCTGATTGTAAATGAACCATGACGAGTCTTCAGGACGACGGGCAAGATCCCAGCGACAGGACGGGAGCGGAAGCAGTTCGCAGGTGAGATCCCCATGCTGCTGCTCGCGCTTGCCGACGGCGTTGCTGAGCTGGCCCATTGGCGCATCGAGTACTTCGACTGCGGTAGATCTACACTCGGGACACATAGCGCGCGACATGGGACCATCGCCGCTGAGCGCGGATTTGAATTCGCTGTCATTCCCGACGTACTCGCAATCCGCGCAATAGCCGAATCCCTCTCCAAATTGCGCATCCTTCGTCTCGAACACTTCCTGCACGACCGACATCGAGCACTTGTCAGCATCAAATCTGTAGCGATCGATGTAAGTACCGAATGTCATCCCCATCAGCGCTTCCTGCTGGGTGAAGTAGTGATCGTAGAATTGACGCTCGTAGTAGTTGTTGATTGTGTCAGCAGCTTTCGCAGCAGAGACACAGGTGTCGAGATTACGACCGGGACGAATGACGATGTCGGGTGAAGAATTCTCCCACTTGCCGAGGAGATTAGTTTTGATGTTGTTTAGGATGTTGAGTGCGCGCTGGTCCTGATTCGCGCCTTTGAGTGGCAATACGCCCCATGAGCCGTCGATGGGAGAGCGAACGAGGAACTGCTTGCCGTTGAGGAAGAGACTCGTAAGTTGACCGACGTTGTGAATCTCGCGCCATACGTCGCGGTCCTTGCGCATCTTGTCGTCGAACTTCGACTTTAACGCCTTGGAGACGTAAGAGTCAGGGGATTTTGCGCCTCTCTTTAATTCCAAAAGCGGTTTCAAAGCCGCACGATTCAGCGCGTAGGTGGAATTTGACGTGGGGGATTGAAGCTCAGCGGCCATTACGCATAATGCGAGCGATTACAGAATCATCAGAAAGAAAGTTTTGGACCAGCATGTTATCAGCGTAGCGAACACTACCGCGCCCCTGTTCTGCAAGCCACTTGGAGGAATGAACGAACATCACGTGCGAATCTCGGGACTCAACGGTGATTAGTTCTCTACAGTATGGACAGTTGATATAGCCTCTGGTTTTCATTCGTTCTCCACGTCATTGCGTTGAGCGCCTTACGAGCATCTTCTATCATTCGACGGGTTAGTATGACTCCGTTCAAGCTCGCGGAAGAGGCATTCAGATCGGGGAAAGTTGACGTACTCAAACCGCGAAAAGTGCGACCTTCGTTAATAAGATACGCCAACCCGCATGGTCCATAAGAATAGTCAGTGACAGGCTGAATGTTCTTCGGAACGATGATAGACGGAAAGCTATACGCTACTGTCGCGCCTGTTACGGCTGCGGCTAACGACGATAGAAACAGCCTACGATTCACTGTTCCACCTCACTCTCATACGGATACACCGGCGTCTCGCCACGCATTTCCATTTCCCAAATTGCCCTCGCTTCCTCTTCAGACTTACCAACCTTACGATACTCATTAATGTAGTAATCAAGCTTGGCCAGATCCGCCTCAGTCGGCTCGTGTGTGAAGCGTTGCGGGTGCGGCGCGGGAGATTCGACTTCAGGTACGGATGAACGCAGGCCATAGCCCCCGTGCTTAGTTACGACGCGAGAGGCAAGTTCGAGGATCGCCGCATCCTTGCGCTGACGTTCGGAGTTGAGTCGATCCTCTGCGTCGGTTGCACGTTTGAGCGCAGCGGACAACTCGCGTTGGTGCCGCATCCATTCGCGTTTGGAAACGAGCAGATAGCCGAGCATTTATTCCGGGGGCTGCGAACCTCCACCAATCGTATCCGGATTAGCGTAAGTCAACCCGATCAAGCCCGCAGTCGTGGTCAGTGACGCCAATCGCGCATCGCTCAGTTCACCCGAGTACAACCCTAAGGTAATTCCAAGGTTAATTCTCGGTGCCGCATAGCGTTCATCCGCGTGACGCACTGACGCTGCCGCCAGTACCGCAAGTTGCAGCGCGGCGTTTGTATTCGAGTTACCTATAGACGTATCCGTAAGAAATGGATAGTAACCGTATGCGGCTACTGCCTGTTTGCACGCCGCACCGATCTGCTGTTTCGATAGCTGCTGCTGATCGAAATGTAAACCTGCAAGCTGGGCCATGATTAGACCTCCTGTTTTTTCGCGTTACCGTAGAGTCGTGCAACTTCCTGCTCGAACAGGGCCATGTTAGTTTTGCCCTGCAATGGATTCGACTTGAGAGCGCTGCGACAGTGATTGATCAGGTGTTGCTTGAAATCATCTACCGCACTGGCGAAGGTCGCGTCATCCTTGCCGCGTACTTTGTCCCATGCGGCAGCAGCAATTGGAGCGATAGCAGCGTCGGAGCTAAAGTCAACCTCGAAGTTAAGATCTGGCATTGGATATTCTCCTACTTTTTCGGCGATGGATATTTGACTTTCAAACGCTTGCGCGTGGGTAATCCCTTTGGCGATTGGTGGCCCAACATTTCTCCTGCCTTGTCCGCTGTCAGGGAGCCTCTCGGAGCGATAGAGCCATGCTTGATTCCCTGTAGTAATCGGAACTGAGCTTTAGATGTGGCTTTGTTCGGCATCATCCCCGCCGCCATTGGAATTGGTAGACCGCTGTTCATCCTAGCATCTCCATAGCATCGGCATCAATATAATCTTGTGACATAGGTTGATTGAATTCGTTAAAACTCACAAGTGATTGCGTCTTCGCCTCTGCTCGTTGCTTCGCTTGGGCCTGTTGGAATCGATAGGTCATCTCCAGTTCGGGAGTGAGTCCGTGCTGGTACGGAGAACGCGCAAGAAGAGCTTCGTAGGTGTAACGATCAGGTGTCTCCGCAATGACTTGTTCCTGTTCGGTGAGCGCCCCGGCAGCGACGCCGAAGGTGGACATTAGACCACGGAGCGCGTCCACGAAATCGTCGTCAATCTTCTTCTTTCCCTGATTACGATGCGAGTAGAGCGGCATTTCATAGCGGCAGCGGGCCAGCCCGGCAGAGTCTGTCGCACCACGCACGCGAATCTTGCCATTACCGTCAAGATAAAGCTCGCCCTGCCCATCGGCCACTACGAAGAAGATGCGCGGACAGCCCATCAGCGGCATTCCTGCGTGTTCGTGACCTTCAGGATAAACACGAAAGGGATGCAGTTTCTTTCTATCAATTTCCAGCATGTTCTGGATTTGCGGCACACCTGAGCCTTTTTGTGCCTTCCACTTGCGATAGAATTGTTTCAACTCATCGGGCAAGTCGATGACCATTGTGTTCAGCGCCGCTGAAGCTTCGTGCGACATCTTGGACTGCTCGATCTGGTTAGGAAGTATGCCGAGACGCTCCTGAAATGTTCGTGCGCCTGACGCAACGCGACCGGGACTGACGACTTCTGCCTCAACATGAGCGTCGCAGGGAAACTTCGGCATGACGACCTCGCCGATAACGAAGTGAAAGTCATCGTGCGGACAAGTTAGATCAGGACGGGTGACGTAGGCGTTCACGGCAGGATGGGATCTCGTAGTGCCCCAATCCAGACCGCGTCCCACATGCCAGCGATTAGGAATACGGAATTGATACTGATCACCAAGCTTGACATTTGGAAATCCGCGCCGCATCTCAGACTGCGTGATAACGTGAAAGATCTCATCCCACTCACGAAAATCCTTGTCGTCCCCAACCTTATTAACTTCCTGCTGTGCCTCACGATCGAATAGGTCACGGCCTACCTGATTGAGCACGGACTCACAGTATTCGACAGGCAGGGCTGGGTCGGATGGCTCACCCGCTGTGATAACCCAACGCTTGCCGCCGTCGGGGAGATCCACTTTCTCCGCGTCGTACCACTTCATCAGCGAGTATGGACCACGGAAATCCCTATCGGAGAGCATGTCCGCGCGATAGTCCATGACCTGCGCAACTATGGAGTCACGATGGATGAGATTCTGAAAGACGACATTGAGTGTATTTGCGTAACCGGCGAGGAGAATTTCCGACTTCACAAGATCGATGTTCTTGGCGATAACCTCAGGCGACTCCCCGAGCGAGTCGATGTCGTCGAACACAAGCAGATCAAAGCGCGTGTCATCATCGGATTTGAAACCACGATTGCTGCCGTGCAAGGTAATCGGAATAATGATCTGTCCCGCTTCGGTAACGAGTCGCTCCTGCGACCACGAGTTGAAGGCGTTGCGATATTTTTGTACTTGAGGTTTGAGATGCGGGTAGACTTTGAGTAGCTCGGTGTTCTCCAGTTTACGTCGAATACCACTGAAGTGCTTGCTAACAAGAGTCTCAGTGCCGGAGATGTAACCGATAGCCTTGCGACGTTTGCGGGCGAGGATCTGCGTTACCCATGTCTCTGCTGTAGTTGACTTACCCGCTCCACGCGGTTCGCATTCCACTCGCGGACGATAGTAAGTGTCCGGCTGAATCTCCCAGCCCCACGTCCAGAAGTCGCGTTGGTAACCCGTGAAGTCACGGGTGAAGGTTTGCGGGTAGAAACGCTTTACCCATGCGAGTGGTCCATCGGCTTCAACTGCGTCGGGCGTGGTCAGGAGTTGCGCAATGAGGGGGAGCTTTTTTGCGAGCTGGGCCTGCTTCTGCTTACTGATGTGTTCGCTGATGATACGCGAAAAGAGTTCGGAATCGGCGACCTCCGGCAACTCCTCCAGCATCTCAGGCGGGATAATTTTGATCAAGTCCGCAGGATTGAATTTCACTTTCGACATTTTCTCAGGGCGCAATGTAGCCTTCTCTCGATCTGCGTTCGCTTCTCTCCTGTCGTTCGCCGCGGATGCGCGGCAGTGGACCGCGCTGGAATCCGGCGGCTTCATAGCGCTGGCGAACCTTAGCGGCACGTTCAGGGGCCATGGCATCGATAGCGGCGGATTTCTTCTGCAGAATATCCTTCAGCTCCGCTCGTTGCGCTGGCGTGGCTACTGAGTAAACGAGCAGAGCATCTTCCGCGCTGAGTCGGTTCACGTCTTCCTGTAGGCGAGATTTGTTGCGCGCGGAGAGAATCGCCTTCGTCTGACGCTCGGTGAGTTGCGCGCCTAATGCTGTGAGATCACCACTGACATCCTCGCCCCGACGCGCGCGTGCACGTAACTCCGACTTCTTCGTGTCAAGGTCGATCTGCTGCTGGTCGCGAGCTTCATCCGGGAGCTTGTTGCGAATGAACCGCCGCGCCAGCTTCTCGGCTTCCGTCGTCGGCTTCTCTGCCGCGCTGTGATAAGTCTGCACGCCCACGCCGAAGAGTGAGGGGAGGGCTTCAAGCGATCCGCGCAGCGCCCCGTCTTCCTTGATCGCCTCCGCAAAATCCTGCATTGGCAGCGGAACGAGATTACGACCCACGTCTTTCGCTTCAAACTGCTTACCGCTGAGGCGGTTCTGGCCCGCAAGGTAGTCCCAAGCGAGGCCGATTTCCGGGGAGGCTTTGGAGCGCGTAAAGTCAGCAAAGATGTCGCCCTTAGTGTCGCCGGAATATGTCTCCCCGCCACGCATTGCCTTCGCCATGCGGATAGTGAAGCGGAGAGGCTGCTGTAGGCCGGTGAGCGTGTCAAATCGAGTGTTGCCTATTTTGATCTTGAGAAAGTCTGCGTCATCCGGGTCGAGGTTGACATTCGCACCGGCTGCTTTAGCTAGCCCCAACACCGCCGCCGTACCAGCGAGGAATTTGAGATTGTCCGCCATCTGCAATTTCCGGGCACTTTTAGGCATCCGCGCCCACGCGACCGGGTTGAGCATCTTGTTCAGGAATTGAAACCGCGACGCCACCAGTCGCGGCGAAAACATGGCGAGATTGAGAGCGGGCGCGTACTTGTTACCCTGCTCGCCGAGTGACCCGCGTCCGGTAATGGTATTGATG